ACAAATTCTATTGGAGTTGCCCAAAGTAACATCGTAACGCTTAACGTCTCTCCCGCCCCCACAATCACAAACCCGCCGTCATTCATTTACATCGAAGCCCGCGACGACATTCGCCCAACATCATCGCGAAGAAATCATTTTTTATCATTTTTATTCTCGCAGTTTTTTTTTGCTTCTCCGCGCCAGCCTGCTCACGAAAATCGGATGAGCCTCCGATGTTCAATGGGCAAACCATCAACAAGTTAAGCTTGATGGTTGCTTACAACATCCCGACAACCGGCAAAGCTTCTTATGCTGTCGTCAATCGGGACTGGGTGCTGTGGGCCTACGACGATTACCGCAAATGGTTAGGCAGCGGAGCTTATGGAGTAACAAAGTGGGACGACCGATCCCAATGCACCCTGTTTGCAACCGCTTTTGAAGTTTACTGCCAGCTTGCGTTCTTCCGCCAAGGCTTTCACAGCGACATTCAAGCGCAGGGAATTGCAGTTGGAACTGTATGGTATTTCACGTTCACTCCTATGCAGCAAGGAATGTTGGAAGGTCACGCAGTCAATCAGATCATCACGCAGAATGGGATGGAATACTTTGAGCCACAAACCGGCAAGTTTATCCAGTTGACAGAGGGTCAAAGACTGTCAACTTACTTCTCAAAATTCGACTAATGAAAATCGCTGTCCTGTCTGACACTCACGGCAAACACTTTGGCATCCAAGTGCCAGACGCCGACACGGTTATTCACTGCGGAGACTTTTGTGATTTCGGGCAAATCAAAGACGCAATGTCGTTCTTGAATTGGTTTAACTGCTTACCGCACAAGAATAAAATTTTTATTGCTGGCAATCACGACCTTGCCTTTGAGAAAGAAAGCTTCATCAAAAACTTACTAAAGCACGATTATCCGCAGTTAACTTACCTTGAAGACAGTGGGTGCGAAATCGAAGGAGTAAAGTTTTGGGGCTCGCCAGTTTCCCCACGTTTCTTCAACTGGGCGTTTAACCGGACTCGCGGCGCGGAGATCCGCCGCCATTGGGATATGATCCCTGCGGATACAGACGTTTTGATCACGCACGGTCCACCTTATCAAATTCTTGATCGTGCTCCAAGGGGAAACTCTTACGATCACGTTGGGTGCAGAGACTTGCTCGACAAGATAGTTCTACTGAGTCCGAAACTTCATTTGTTTGGGCACATCCACGCTGATGGAGGTAAAAGCTTTGTGAGCGGAATGAACACAATTTTCTGTAACGCTTCCATCGTGAGCGAGGACTACAGCGTCACCAATCAGCCGCAAGTTTTTATTATTTAAAAATGAACCAGTTCAAAGAGGCGTCGATGGAAGATGTCAACGCTGCTGCTGTTGCTGCAATTTCTTGCCTTGAACAGCTAAAAGTGCTTGACAGTAACGATCCGAAGCACGATGCTTTGTTCAACCAATTAACCGCAGTGATGGAAAAGTATTTCAATTATCCCGATTACCAAGGCTTCCAATGAAAACCAAGAAAGATATCCAACACTACAAAGACGAAGCTGAACGCTATCGTTACCTTTTTGGCTGGCGTTTCAATGGCGAATATGCAGTCGCTGCTCGCGCAGCCGCAAAGGAAGACCAGCGTTTGTATCGTAAGGTTGGCAAGAAGTTCGTCCCCGTGAATGACCCCTATGCTTACGATGGTCTTCGCAATGGCTTCTGGCTAATCCAAGTCAAAGATGGCTCCACTTCCATCCGTCAAGAGATCTATCCCGACAAGGCTTCGCTCCACGCCGCTGCTCGTTTGATGGAGGACAAGCTGGTACAGATTATTTGTAAGGCTTGTGAAGCTCGCCCTAACCAGACAGAGCTTTCTCCCCAAGAAAAGAAAGATTGGGAGGCTTTTATGAAGAAGCACGGGCAGTCTTTCAACACTCTATCTTATCCTTCGATACAAGAAAGTGCCGAAAAGATTGTGAAGACTCTGATTGGGGAGGAACAGCCGTGAGCGATACACCGAGAACGGATGCTGCGGTTGCCCTAACTAGTCAGCACCGTTATGACGATAGTTTCGGTGATCCAATCTTCGGTTGGGTTACTGCCAATTTTGCTCGCCAACTCGAGCGCGAGATCGCTAGACTGCGAGCCGACCAACTGCGCATTGATTGGCTGGAGCTCTCTCCCGATAAAAGGCTAAACGCCGTGCACGACCTGTGGTGCAATAACGGAGACATCAGTAATGTTCGCCAAGCCATCGACGCCGCACGAAAGGAGCAGCCGTGAGCGACACACCTAAAACTGACGCTAAAGCCATCTTCTTTGGCTGGAATCCAGAAGAGGGAGAAGAGTTCGTGCAGGCTGATTTTGCCCGCGAGTTGGAGCGCGAGAACGCCGCCCTACGGGAAAGACTTCAAATGATTGCCGATGCTTATGCGTTAGACGCAAATGAATTGCGTGATATCGCACGCGCCGTTACGAGTAAGCAAACAGGAGACGACGCTATTATGCGTCAGCACCTAACTGAAGGAGGAACACCGACATGAATACGACTGATACACCACACACTCAAAAAGTACAAGTAGTTAATCTTGGCAAGCCTTGGCATCACGCTTATAAAGAGTTATATTCTCACGCTTGTGAGCAGGAAAAGGAAATCGCCAAACTGCGTGAAGCATTGAAAGAAATCAGCACCGAAGCTCATTGTATTGCCAAAGCAGGTCCATTGAATACACCAACATTACAAGATGCTTGGGGTAAGTTTATGGCAATAGATGCTATGGCAACTAAAGCATTATCAAAATGAACTACGACGAAATGATACAGCAACATTATAACGATCTTTTGGCTGGAGCCGAAGATTGGGCAATCCATCAAGTTATTGATAAAGTGTTGGAAATGGAGAATGAAAACGCAAAACTGCATGAAGAAAAGCAGTGGTTACGAGAAACTTTATCCGATGAGGCTAAAAATTATTTCGATATGGCACAAGTTAGATTGCCAGAACTATTGCGAGAAAATGCCGCGTTGCGGGAGGCTGCACTGTTTCTTCTAAACGAGATTGATGGTGAAGCGTTCCATCAAGTAGGTCAAGCAAATGGAGAGATGCTTTACGAGGGTGTTAGCAAACTACGAGATGTCATTAACGCGACAAAAAAAGAATCGGGAGACGACGCTATTATGCGTCAGCATCTCAACCAAGGAGGAACGCCAACGTGAGCGACCACCTGATCGCCGAGGCTAATCGACACGCCAAAGCATTACATCAAATGACACCCCCAACGACAAAACCAAACCAGCGCGACATCGACTGGTATATCGCAGAGTGCATCGATCTCAGAAGGCAACTGGAGTACGAGATTGAGGCAAAACGCAATCACCTGCGGATTGCGTGCGAGGAAATCAATGACCTCAAAGTTAAGACCGGTTTTTACGAGAGGGAAATTGCTCGGCTGCGGGCGGATAAGGAGCGGCTGGATTGGCTCGCGCAATTGCCAGACAAACGCTTGTCTAGGGTTCACGATCTTTGGGTCAACGATGGAGACATTGCAGACGTGCGCGCCGCCATCGACGCCGCACGAAAGGAGCAGCCGTGAGCGACACACCTAAAACCGACGCTAAAGCACAATTTTTCGGATTCAATCCAGACGAGGGCGAAGAATTCGTGCAGGCTGATTTTGCCCGCGAACTGGAGCGCGAGAACGCTGCGCTGCGGCAAGCCTTGGAAGATATGCCGACTTGCAGGTGCGGCTTGAGTACCGACGAGCAATGTGCCTTGTCGGTCCAGAACGCCACACTGCGGACCGCAGCTGTCGAGGTATGCGCGCTTGCGCGCGTTTGGGTAACTGTTTGGGGAGACAAGCTCTCACCCGACACCGTAGCAAATTTTGCGGAGTTGGAAAAACAAATCTTAAAAAAGGCACAGCCGTGAGCAAGTCAAAACAATACTTCTGTTTCCTCCAATACTTCGCCACAGGCGAGGGACTGACTGAAAATATGGCTTTTGTCGATGCCAAATCAGAAAAAGAAGCTATCAAAATCTTTTGCAGGGACTATGTTTTAAGCAAAAACACTTGCACTTTGGAGGAAGAGGTATCTTTTTTCTCTGATGTAGTTTGCATCTACGATCTAAGCAAAAAGGAAAGCCGCGCCAACGCTCAAGAAATTTTAAATAATTTTTTTCGTCCCGAAGTCACTAGAAGCATCTTGAAGGCGAGGATGAAGAAAAACGCGATATTCGACTTCAACTTCCGATTCTATGCGAATTACAGCTAAACCTATGAAAGTCACCGTCACATTTAAACTGCCCGAGGACAAATGGGACTACAACTGCTTCAAAGCTTCCGCTGAGATGTCGAGCGTCATCTTGGACTTGGACAGTCTTCTTCGCTCTGTTTCCAAGCACGGTCATAACATCACATCAGTTACCGAGTTCGCCCACTTTATCCGGTCAGAGTACCTCTCTGAGGTTGTAAGCGATCTTCACAAAGAGAGTTAAAATTAATTAAAATGGGCTGCGATAAATATTACCTCCAAGGGTTCAATTACCCAATTATGGTAAGCGAAGGGCAAGATGAGATCAGTTGCCTTTGCACCTTCCCAGATAGCGGGGTATGCAAAGAACGGCTTCGTTCCTTGGCTTATCTTGGCGCAGCAGTCGTTCTGATGTCCCGTGACCAGCTACCGCACGGGTTTTTGCCTGCTTGCTTGCCCGAAGATGTCAGGAAGGAGATTGACCAACATTTCGTTTAAAACAAAGATTTTAAGGCTACTATAAGATATGAATCCCGACGTTAATTATAAATCTTACGTGAACGAGACAGGCTTGTTCATCGATAACTGGCAGAATCCAGAAACAGTTTCTGCTTACGATGACGTAATGAAGTTCTCCAACTGCACAGATGTTACCGTATCTGGGGTGCTGATTATGGGCGGCAGAGAGGACTGTATTGACGCCGTAAGAGGGTCGAACTACTTCTTCACCGACCTTTCGCTTGTTCCCTTGTGGAATGGAGTAACGATTAAAGGTAGCATAGAGAACGCTACATTCAAGAATATCTCATTTGAGACTACGGGTAAGGACTACTGCATTGAACTGGGTCAATTCGATAACTATTGGACTCCAGGGCGCAAGCCTACCCGTGGAGTTAAACTCGAAAACGTACACAGTGTTTCGGGGGCCAAAGTGACCGTAAGGGTCTGGGACGCTGAAATGCCAACCATTATCAACTCTCCTAGCGTTGTCGTTAAGAAGATTCCAAAGTTCATTTGGTATCCTTACTTTTTGTTCAGACGCTGGCAAATTAAAAAGAATTAAAATTTATGGCACAAGAAACAATGACACCAGAGATAGCTTTGGGCAATCTGATTACAGTTTACAAGCAAAGTCGCTTAACGCCCGAAGAACACGACATTATGAAGGCGAGCATCCAAACGCTCATTGACCTCATCCAGAAGGACAAGGAAGGAAAAGCGCCCAAAAAAGGGTAATTCAGTAAGGTTTTTAACAACAAATTGCTGTAATTAGTCTTGACGAGAGCGCCGAGTTTGTTCCAAATGAGACAGATTCGGCGCTTTCTATTAAATTACAGGCTTTTTTCGAATTAAAAATCAAAAAGGGGGAGAAGATGACAGAAAATACACCAATTCCAGCAGCAATCGGGGTGCTTTTAGCGGGCGTTTTCCTTGGAGTTTTGGGGTCAAAAATCTACAGAAAATGGCGCAAGAAAAAACAGCACGAACAAGAGGTTTTTCATCAGGCACATTTGGATGAAATTGAGGCCAAAAAACTACACGATAAATTGGTCGATTCTAGAGTAGAAATCGGCCTAAAACCACCCAAGGCTTTCAAGACAAAACGGAAGCCCCAAGACACCAAGATTCTCGGCAAAAAAAGCCTCAAGAAAAACCTTGACTAAACCATCCCACTCCCACATAAGTGGGATGATAACGTAACACCCTATAACCACTATACCAGTAACATAGATAATGAATACAGATAAGTATAGAGAATATAGAGAAAAGAGAGAGGTTAATGGGAATTATAAATGGGAAATGGGGAATTTTACCCATCACGGCTCTATTTTTTATTAATTTTAATTCAATTTGGAATTTTAATTCGCCCTTTTCTATGCGTTATCACCTATTCACAGCTATTAGGTATCTCATTACGACAGTTTTGTTCATCCTAGTAGGGGTTCCTGTATCAATTTTGTTTTCCCTTGTCGGAGGCGTGCTCTGCACCGCGAGCCTGTTCGTGGACTTGAACAACACGTTCCTAACCAACGTGTTAGGTAAGCTGACGGAGTTCCAGAACAGCTATTTCCTGCACAAAAACATCAGATCGGTAATGGAAAAAATGAACTCCGGGCAGGGGTAAAATACAACTTTATGTACGAATACATTATCAAGTTAAACAGAGTAATTGATGGCGACACTATCGTAGCTGATATCGACCTTGGCTTCGATGTGTGGCTAAAAGATCAGTATATTCGCCTATATGGAGTTGACACACCAGAACTGAAGAGTAAAGATAAGGCCCACCGAGCAGCCGGGCTGCTAGCTAAGACCAAGCTCACTGAGTTTCTCTCTTCTGCTCAAGGGCTCTCAATCAAGAGCGAGAATTTTGAACCAGAGGACGACAAATATGGGAGGATCTTAGGCACAATAATCACTGACAGGGGCGAAAACGTGAATCACTATCTCCTAAATAACAAGTACGGTGTCGAGTACAGTGGGCAAAATAAAGGAGAAATAATGAAGGCTCACGCTGCAAATATAGAGTTCTTAACAACGAACGGGCTACTTCAATTATGAATGTAAAAGCCCTAAATATAGCTCTTTGTTTACTGTTGGCAGGATGCTCCTCCTTCTATAAGGATAAGAACGGAGAAAATATTAATAAAAATGCGCCGATCTTTGTAAGCCCAAAGACGAACGCGATTCCCGCTAATAAGCCAGCTGAACCCAAAGTTGAATACAAGGGCGAGAAATATATCTTGGTCAAAGAGACCGATTTAAATTTATTATTAAATCGAAAGGTGAGCGAGCCAGCGCCAAATAAGGGTGCGGTTGCGGCGCCCGCCGCCACTGGGGAAAATTCCCCACCCCTCGCCAAAATTGGGGAAAATTCCCCACCCACCCAATCGAAGCCAGAAATCCTTTCGGTCCCTGTCATCCGCTTGGAGCCAACTGAAGAGAAAAAGCCTTCCGCTTCCAGCAGCTGGCCGCTCTTCTTTTTGGTTGTGATTGGAGTAGCGGCGCTCTTCGCTACCGCTTGGTATTATCTGTACTATAGGCCACACAATCCTCCCCGCCCCACGAATTAAAATTAATTAAAAATGGGGAGTTGGCATAAGAATTGTCCGCCCACCCCCCCGTTTTTTTTTGAAAAAAAGTGCGCGAGATGGCTTGACGGCGGGCGAATCTGTGGTAGAGTGATCGCGTATGAATAACACCACCTCAATCAAACGCGGTCGTGGGCGCCCTGTTGGCTCCACCTCCTTTGTCAACGTCAGCCTCGCTGACCTCGATCAGTTCATCGGCACCAAGAGCGCGATCCCTGTCTCGCGCGTCTGGCTCCAGAAGATGAACCTCACGGTCCAGCCGATCACCCGCTCGATCAACGAGGCCAGCGACACCACCGACACCACCCCCAAGGTGGAGTTCAAGATCACCAAGCTCTAATTGGAGACTAATCAAATGTCCCGTTTTGCTGAACTAGTTGGTCAGGCGGATGTCAAGAAGAAGCTCGACTTCTATCTCGACGCCCACGAAAAGAGCCGCAAGTTCCCGTTCCTTCTCCTCACCGGAGCCAAGGGTATGGGCAAGACCGAGTTCGCCAAGGAGACTGCCCGTGGCCTCAAGGCTGCGGACGGCGCGCCCAAGGCTTTCCTCGAAATCAACTGCGGCACGATCAAGAATGCTCAAGTGTTCTTTGAACAGGTGTTTGCTCCAGTGATCCAAGGCAACGAGATCACTGTTCTCTTGGATGAGTGTCACGCTCTCCCCAAGGACTTGATGACTGTTCTGCTTTCTGCGTTCAATACGGAGAAGACGGAGATCAAGCAAGTTACTTGGCGCGAGGGTATGTACGAGTTCAACTTCAAGAAGCAGACGTTTATGCTCGCTACCACCGAGCCTGATCGCCTGTTTGCCCCCTTGAAGGATCGCCTGACTCATATCGATTTCCAGACCTATTCCGTGTCGGATGTCGCGAAGATTATCCAAAAGATTCTTCCTGATGTTTCGTTCAAGGGCGAGGCTCTGGACCGCATCGCGACCACTGTCCGTGGCAACGCTCGCTCCTCCGTCCAGCGTGCGAAGCAGATCGAGATGTACTGTGAGACCAAGGCTAAAAAGGATTTCGGTTGCAAGGAGTGGGACGACCTTTGCAGCAAGATCGGCATCAACCCCTCTGGTCTTAACAACACCGAAATTCAGATTCTCCGTGCGTTGAAGGATCGTGGCGACTGCTCCCTGAATATGCTGTCAGCTATTACGGGAATGAGCCGCTCGTCCCTTCAGCGTGATTCCGAGGTCTTCCTGCTCCAGAAGGGGTTTATGAAGATCGAGGGTCAGCGCAAGCTCACGGTGGCAGGCGCGAAGGTGTTAGAGCAAGTCAAGGCTTAACTTCATACCGAGACTGGGCAACCGTGCGTGAGTGGTGGCCCAACAATTTTCCCAGTCAAGTTAGAACAGCATTCCGCTGAGCCCACAAACAAAACAAAATAGTTAGTAATCAACAGTGGTGGCCCTACGCAAAACACAGGCACGGGTAAAGCCTTAACTTGACTGGGTTCCTTTTAAATAATAACGAAAGAGAAAGCAAATAATAACAAATAAGTGCGAAATAAATAAAAGCAAGCTCACAAGTGGGATACGTAGTTCTACGTAGCCGGGCCAGGCCCGGTTGTAAAAAAAATGTAAAAAATGGTTTTCGTGCAAGATTGTTCTCGCGCAGCCACCCCTCTTCTGATCTACTTCTGGCGTATGAAACTAAAGCGCGTTTGCCAGTTCAACGGGAGGGTCTACGAGATGGACTTCCCCAATATGACCGCGTCGCAGTATTACGACGCCCGTGAGAAGTGGAAGGGTGGCCTGCTGATTCAGCAGGCGTTTCCCTTCTTGACCGCCGATGAGCGGGAGTTCATTATGACCGGAACGCCCCCGCACGTTTGGAAAGAGATCTTCGCGCAGCACGACCTATGAAGCCGATGACCCAACCCACCTACGCTTACTTGCGCGGGTTTCTCGATGCTTACAACATTGGCGCCTATCAATTCGATGCGCGCCGAAGCGAGTTGACCAGCCCCAACGCTGGAAGCGATTACAAGGCTGGATACGATAAGGGAATGACCTTCTATGCGGATGACAATAATTTAGATTAAAAAACTGGTGGGTGGGGTGTTTACCCCAGCCGCCCGGCCTGGCCCGGTTGTAAAAAAAATGTAAAAAAAGCGCGAACCGAAGTCCGCGCTTGACTCTCTCAGATTTGCCCCAGAAGCACGCTTTCCACGTACTCCTTGCCTTGGGCGAGCGTCGCCTCTGGACAGATATCGCGCACAGCCTTGATCAGGGTGATCTTGTTGGCGATGGGGTGGCTCTCCCGCGCCTGCCTCTGCGCCTCATCCCAGAGGGTGGTGAGCGCCATCCGCACCTTGGCGCTGTTGAGATCGGCGCCCCTGTCAAAGCTGATTTCGATTTCGCTATTGCACACGCCCAGCTTGGCGGCGAAGTGGTTGACGATGTCCTCGCGGTCGATGATGACTTTCATATTACAGGATGTTGTGGTTTTGCAGGAAGGTGACGTATTGGTCGAGCAGGGTTTTCTTGTTCTTGGTGCGCGACCCGATGAGGTAGCGGATTTGCGGGGCAACGCTCTTGCCCGAGGAGTGACGGAGCCCGAGGGTTTCGAGCTTGAGCGCGCCCTTGAGGGCGAGCAGGCGGTAAGCGAAGATCTTGTCAGGAGTGTCAGCAATCATCTTTTTGTATGGGTTAGAATTGGAGCCGCGCTGCCTGCCTCCTATGTGGCGGGTGATTAGGGAGTCTTCACGGCTTCGGTTTCTCCCCGTCAGCAAGGGAGAGAATGGAGTTTGCTCTGCGCTCTGCAACACTTTTCTGCGGACATTTTTCGTGCCAAGCCCTCCCAAAAAGCGTGTCAATGGGTAGAACTACGTATTTTTTGCCCAGGCCAGGCCCGGCTGTAAAAAAATTGTAAAAAATCGCCCATCAGAAGAAAAGTCTCGCCAGCGCGCGCCGTTCGGGCATTCTTCCGCGCTTTTTCGCCCCCCTCCCCCCCCTCAAAAAAAAGCAAAAAAAGGTTTGCACGCGCGGTCCCGAGCGCCCAACCTCCTAGCGTATGAACTCCATCAACCTCCGCATCTGCGGCTCAGACAATTCCGAGGTCAGCGTCGCTGAACTCGCCGCCATCAAGTCGCCCGAGAAGACGGCGACCTATCAGCCCATCCCGCACTCTGATCTCGTTTCGATCTTCCGCGACAATATGCGCGCGGCGGATTTGACCATCAAGCAGGAACTGCACACGGTTTCCCGCTTCGGTCAGCGTTACTTCGGCCTTTTCGAGATTGACCTCGGCAAGGCTGGCACCGCTGGCACCGTCGTCGGCTTGCGTAACTCGCACGACAAGAGCTTCCCCGCTGGCATCTGCGCGGGCAACGCTCCTTTCGTTTGCAGCAATCTCGTTTTCCACAACGAGGTTGTGTTCACCCGTCGCCATACGTCGAACGTGCTGCGCGACTTGCCCCAGATTGTCGGGCGTGCGATTGGTGCCTTGTCCGATATGTGGACGAAGCACGAAACCCGCGTCTCGACCTATCAGGGGCGCGAGCTTTCCGATGAGGAGGCTGGCAATCTGATCCTGCGTAGCTATCGGGCCGGTGCAATCGGCAAGACGATGATCGCGGATGTTCTCGATCAATGGGAGAAGCCCGCGCACGAAGAGTTTGCCCCGCGCAACCTCTGGTCCCTGCACAACGCCTTCACCGAGGTGTACAAGGGGAACTTGCTTGCGCTCCCCAAGCGCAGCCAAGCCCTGCACTCCATCTTCGATCCGTTCGCGGGTCTGAACCTCACGGTTGACATCAAGCCCGAGGTGGAGGTGGCGACGGTCTAAGCTATCGGGGGCGGTGACAGCGCCCCCTTTTTTCCCCTTTGCTATATCAAATTTTGCTTATTGTTCTGCTATTGTTTATTTTGCTTAGAAAAAAATTGCGATGAATATCCAATCTATCGACTTTCTGAACGAACGCCTGAAGGGTTCGGAACTTTATGTAAACAAGACGCCCGAGGAGGCTCAAGCTATGTTTGATCAGGAGGTGCAAGTTGTCACTCCGCGCATCAACGGCTGGCTGACGCGCAGCGAAAGGTGGAAAGTCGCCTTCTATGCTCAGAAGCTGCCGCGCCTTACTGAACGCAAGAATTGTTCCGTTCACCTTTACAACATCGCGGTGAAACTCAACATCTCACTCGCTACAGTAAACAACTATAGATACTATAGCGGCTGGTGATATAGCAAGTCCCGCCCACTAGGGGGAAACCCCTAGGGGGGCCGGGCCAGGCCCGGTTGTAAAAAATTTGTAAAAAATCCCCCTCCCTCAGAAAAGCCTTGACGCCCCCGCCGCCCGCCGCGCCGCCGCCGTGTCAAGCAAAGAAATTGGGGCCATTGCATTTTTTTTGTTTATTTATCTCCGCGCGCGCCTATTCTTTCCCCGTATGAAACTTAACTTGCTCTCCTGCAATTCCGATGCGAAAACCTCCAAGGGCGAGGCTTTCGGGTGGCTGACGGCAATCCTTTACCTTGCGCCCGCGCGCCTTGCGGGCCGTGGCGAGGTTTGCAAGTGGCGCTCAAAAAACTGCACGCTTGCGTGCCTTTACACCGCCGGACGCGGTCAAATGAATTCCGTGCAAGCTGCGCGCGTGCGCCGGACGCAACTGTTTTTCGATGATTTCGCCACCTTCAAGGCTCTTTTGCTTGCCGATATCGCCGCTTTCGTCAAGTACGCAATCGCGAACGGATTGAAGCCTTGCGTGCGTTTGAACGGAACGAGTGACATTTCGTGGGAGCGCCTCGGCATTTTCGACAAGTTCCCTTCCGTGCAATTCTACGATTACACAAAGTCACCTATCCGCGCGCTTCAATTTGCCAAGGGCGCGATGCCTTCAAATTATCACTTGACTTTCTCGCGCAGCGAGGAAAACGAGAGTCAGGCGCTCGATGTCCTTTGCAACGGCGGTAACGTGGCGGCGGTCTTCCTTTCTTCAGTCTTCCCGAAAACTTGGAACGGTTTCCAAGTGGTGGACGGTGACCGGCACGACTTGCGCTTTCTTGACGGCGCGAACAAACTGGTTGCCCTAAAGGCAAAGGGCAAAGCAAAGCAAGACGTTTCCGGCTTTGTCATCCGTGCGTGACGCAAACTTTTTCTTTTCTGTTCTACTGTTTCTCCTAGTAGTAGCTTTTCTACTGACAAAGCGAAGTTTGAAGAAATAGCGCCGCCGAGAGCCCCCGCCCCTTGTCAAGGGGTGGGGACGATTTTTACATAATTTTTACAACCGGGCCAGGCCCGGCCAAAGTGGGGAATTTTCCCCACCCTGCCGCCCCTTAACTTACTTCAAAAGGCAATTCGGTTTGATAAGTCTCCCACTTAGCTTCCGCCTCGTCTTTATCGGTATTTTCAAGGTCAAGGTCAATGATCTCAACCTCTATGTCAACAGAGGAGCGGATGCCTTGAATGGCGCCGCCCTCAACCCAGATTGCAATTTTGTTTTTCATCGGTAAAAAACGTGATTTTTTATCTTAACAGTCTTTTTGAGCTTGCTTGCCCAACTGGGGGACACCGTTCCGTTGTGGTAATGCGTGGCGCCTTTCGTGTGGTTCGTGAGCTTGCCCCGCGCAATCTCCAGAGCAAGCGCCCAATTCTTGTGACGCTTTGCCTTTTCAATTCCCGTGCCGACAGCAAGACCGTTCCAACAAGAGAATTGCTTGGGGGCGAGGCAAACGATCATCTCGCCCTTGCCCTTGGCACGATTGGCGATCACTTCGCGGACCGCCTCCATACCTTCGCGCCCCTCGCCGCCCGCCTCCATAATGAGGGTAGCGGCGACCACTTCAGTCTGGGAGACTGTAACCGTGACGCTCTGCACTTGCGGCAACGAAGCCGCCCCAGAAAAGGTCGCTGTCAGAAGCAGGAGGGAAACCATTTTGTTTTGCATATTCCTGAACTTTATCAGTGTTCCAATTGAACGCAAGGATTAATTTCGCAATTTTGAAGACATTCATACTTAGACGGTGATGCCCTTATGGGTGAAGTTACTGATCTTTTCGAGGTTGAAACTCTTGTAAGCGTGGCCCGTGGGCGTGTCCTCGTTGTTCGTCTTGACGGTCAAGAACTCGTTGCCAGCCTTGGAAACCACAATCGCTTTGCTTTCGTGCTCACCCCAAACGCGGTGGCCGAAAGGCTTGTAGCCGATCACGCCGTTGCGGCGCTTAGTCGCGCCGTCCTTGTCAGGGTAGTCAAACGACACGATAGCGGCGCCGTTGGCAACGATCTTCTCGATGATGGAACGTAGGTTGTTATTCATACGGGAAACAAGATACCACAGGCCAAGCGCCGATCAAGCGTTTTCCTCATCTTCTTGCGGCTCCCACCCAAAGTGTTCGCGCACAAATTCTTGCCAATCTTTTTTGTTCGATTCTTCCAAGGTCAAGCTCACGGTCTCGATAGTTTCGCCCTCATTGAAGATTTCATAGCCCGCAAAACCGTTGCCTTCCTCGGCGTAGATGATTTGGAAGTTCGCGGGAAACATCGCAGAAAGCTTTTTGATTGCAATGGTGGGCGGGCTCCAAGCCGAATCAAAAGAAAAAAACATCATATTTTCATTGCTCGACACCTCGTCAAACTCGGCTTCGATGTCCCATTTGGTGCCCCAATTATGCACGTTCCAGTCGTACCAGTTGTCGTAACCGTACTTCACGACAAAGGCGATGCTTTCCTCTTCTGTTCCCTTGAACGGAGCTTGACGCTCGATCAATTCGTTGGGCGTGGGGGCAATCTTGGCAAGGGTCAACTCGACATCTTCACCCAGCCACTCACGGAAGGCGGTCAAGTCTTTTCCCCAGACGAGCAATTTGTTTTGGCACCAGTTTGGCATAGGTCGGCAAACTGACAGACTGTGGGCGCTGTGCAAGCTTTTTTTTGCTAAAAAATTAGCAAATCAGCAAATACGAAATAGACAAATAAAAGTTTGGGGGGGGCAGGGGGGGGAAGTCAATACGTAGAACTACGTAGTGGCCGGGCCAGGCCCGGTTGTAAAAAAATGGTAAAAAAAAAGGGGGGCTTGCGCCCCCCCGCTCACACCCCGTCGTCCTCCCAAGGGTTGTAGTAGCCCCCCTCGTTCCGCTCCTCCCAATAGGAGTCCAGATGGGCGTCCTCGGCGGGGTGCGCGGGCTGGTAGTCCTCGTTGGTGCCGTGCCCAGCGGAGGCGAGGGCGTCGCCGTCAGCCTCGGCGTCGCTGCGGAAGCCGTCAAACGGCTCGTCGCTGTCCTGCTCGGCAACGAGGTAGGCCGAATTGAGGTTGTCGATGATGGTCTCCAGTTGGGGCATATTGACGCGACCGCTGACATCGCGCAGGGCGGACAGAACAAGGGAGGCTTCGGTGAGGGTGAGGGGCAGGTTGATCATAGGATGATGATGGTTGCAGGACAGAGAATGACTCAGTTTTGCGTGCGGTCAATTTTTATTTGGTAAGTAGAACTACGTATTGACCGGGCCGGGCCCGGTTGTAAAAAATTTGTAAAAATGCATCTCTACGTATTACTACCTACTTGACAAGGTTATGTAAGATTTTCCGACACAACAGGGCGAAAAAAAAGGGGCTTTCGCCCCCCGCTAGGGTTAACCCTGCCACTCCCTGCGGGGCAGGGGGTAGTACGGCTCGGTGTTGAAATCGGCCAGCGCATCGCGCAGGCACGCGCGGACGATGGCGTCGTCCTCGATGATATCGCCGTCCAGATTTTCAACGACGATGTCGAGCACCTCGGCGCGACCGTTGCGCGTCGCCTCAAGCTCCGCGCGGTAGAAGTAAACTTCGCCGTTGATGGTGATTTCCACAGGTTCAATGTTCATGAGAGAGAGAGTAAGGAGAGAGAGGGTAACCGCAAGCTTTTTTTCGTGTTTTTTTAGTAGAAAAAAGGGGGCGATTTCTCGCCCCCGAGAGATTCAGGAAGTCGGGCCGGTGTCAAGGCCCACATCGGCGCCGTATTGAAACGTGCGGTCCCAAGCGTCTTCTTCCGCGACGAACAGCGCAGCCATATCGTCCAGAAACTTTTTCATCCCGATATGGTCAACGTCCGACATCGGGGAGTAGTGGTCCTTCTTGAGGGCGGGGGGATTAATGATGTTCACAGGGGAGAGAATGAACCGCGCGCAGCCGAACACAAGCTTTTTTTTGATTATTTTCGGGACATTTTCCGTGCCAAGGGGTGCAAGAAACCTTGTCAATGCGTAGAACTACGTATTTTTTGGCCGGGCCAGGCCCGGTTGTAAAAATTTTGTAAAACTAACGATCTACGTAGAAGTACCCATTGACACACCCCCTGTAAGCTTTTCCTACAGGGGGGTGTCGGGAAACCTTACCAGACGATCTTGCCCACCTTGCCCCCGCTGTTGCGGGTCTCGGCTTCGGCCTGATAGCCTTGCAAGATGGACACCATCGCAGCGGCGAGGGCGTTGCTCTGCTCCCAAGTCAAGTCGGGAACGGCCTTTTTGAAGTCGCTCGCGTGGCAGAACGGGCTCGCGTTCAGCGCGCGCGTGGCGAAGTAGAAGTTGGCGCGATCCGCATTGATCTGCGCTTCGGTCTTGTGGATGGTCTGGTATTCCATTTTTTTGGGTGGGTTGAGGTTGAGGGAAAGGATGGGATTACTTGCCGAGATAGCAAGCGATTTCTTCGCGCGTGGCGTGACGGAAAAAGGTCACGGCGGAGACGTTAGTTTCAGCGTGGTGACGGTGGACAACGTTGCCGTTGTCCTGCAAAACCGCGCGCTCGACGCGCCCAAGCTTGGTGTGGAAGTAGAGGCGACCGCGCTTGAGGACATTCAGCTTGTTTTCAGTATTGGTATTCATTACGTCCCCGAGAATAGGGGCGCGGCACCGTGCCGCAAGCTTTTTTTTGATTTTTTAATGCGATTGGAAACACCCTCCCCCATTTCCAAAAAAACGCCCCCGCGATTCCCAGGGCAACGGCGGGGGGTGGTTTTTAGTCCGCATTCCCCCATTTTTAACCATTTGAAACTCCCTTTATCTCTCCTTTATGTTTATCCCTATATATATCCCCCCCCCACCCGTATTTATAAAAAACAATAAAAAAGCCCCCAGATGGGGGCCGAGGGGAACGAAAAAACCGGGCGGACCCAGTTTCACCAATGGTGAATAATGTTGACTATCAACGCGATATCAGCAATTATCGCGAGAATCATTAGAACGAATTGGAACTTTTCGCTTTTTGTATCAAATGTCATAGTGGTTTTGTTTGGAAAGGATCATTTTGGCAGCTACTTCGGCCCAGAGAGCGGGCGAACCGCCTTCTGTTATTATTAAATCAGGAGCCAGCGGGGGCTCAAACAGCTTTGTTGTGTCGGGATAATGGCGGCAGGGTTTTCGATCAATAAAAATCATAAAAAAATCATCCCCGAAAGCTTTTCTGGTGGCAAAAGTGGGACATACAAAATCAGCAATAACATAATTGTCGCTCCTAGCAACAATGTCGCACAATATCCCCATTCTTCTACTGTGCTCAATTCTATCCTCAACCGAGAACCCCAAGTCTTTATGAATCTCTTTTCTTATCTCGTCGGCGTTTAGGTGAACGGCGCCCAACATCTCTGCGAGGTGCTTGGCGAGCGTTGTCTTCCCCACGCCCGGCAATCCCATTACTAGTATCTTCTTCATTCAGCAGCTTTATTAAATCTTTAATCAGTATAGCTTTACCTTTATGCTCTGTCCAGTGCTCTTTCGGGAGTCTCTTTAATAATTCTATTTGATTCATTGATGTCGGCGTCCAAGCGCGAGATTAAGTTGGTTAGCTCCTTCTCTGAGAAGTGCTGGACTGGATAACCCTCAAACGCTGAAACTTGATAGTACATAACAGTTGTGGAGATCTTCCGCAAAAACTCTATCTTGTTTCGGTTCTCTCTGCGAGGAAGGTTATCGAAGAGATAAGCCCTTGGCGCCAAAATATTTGGGGCCGAACGATTCGCAACGTGAGTGCGCGAGAAGATGCGGTGCGTTGGGAAATCCAGCTTAAAGACGTTATTCATCTCCAAGGCATAGTCGTGGGTAGCAATGGTGAGCATATGCACTTGGCCCCGGTTCCTTAGCATTTTGAGGAGTTGTCGTGCGCCATTACGCAAAATAACATCATAGTCCTCATTACCCGCCCTAACTCTGACTGCATCGTCAGCAGGACGAGTTACTGGGTAGGTAGAATGGATTAGAGTCTCGTCGAGATCGACGAATATAGGAATGTTATTCATTTACCAGAAACAACTTGAACAGCGTACTCATCATCATTGATTACAAACGACCAGAAGATTTCCATCTCCTCTTCTGAGGAAAGGCCAATTTGCTTTGCTAATTTCTCAATATCAGCATCACTTTTCTTGTAGTAAGCATCTCTTTCTTTTCTGATCCTTCTTATTTCCTTCAGGTATTTCTTTTGAATATTAATCATGGTTCTTTGGTATACTGAAAAACTTTGCCAGCAGTTGCGCTGCCAAAAAGTAGGCCACAGAATGCAGTGACGCTGCTGGGAATGTCAAGCATTTGTTGGCTGTAAATGCACAATCCCGCCCAAATTAACAAGGGCAAGACAGCGGCAACCATACAAACGATAAACATTTGCAGTCGAATAGACGAAGGAGCCCCGTCGCCTTCTTGCAGAGAGCGGCCAATCCAATTAAAAAACTTCATTTTACAACTAGCGTGAATGTCTCGCTGCTTCTTGTTCCAGAAGAGTTGGTGACAGTCACAGTGTAAGTTCCAGCATCTCCGCTAACAACGTCAGGAATGTACAAGCTCGCAATGTTTGCGCCAACAATCGTTGTTCCGTTCTTTGCCCAAGTAAAGGTGAAAGGAGGAGTTGCGGAGCGGTCAATCACCGCCTTTAGGGTGATAGTGTCGCCAATATAGGCCACCATTTCAAGAGAGAACAGGTCGCCATCAAGACCCCAAACATTGAGTCCGTACTTTGTTAAGGTGAACTTAGACCCGCGCGCGCGAGTTCTGAAAGCGTTGTCAGGATTCGTTAGAGTTACTCCTGTTGAGGGAAGAACAGTAACGTAAGAAGATTCTGATGTGTTTACGCCAGAAATCTGCGCGCCAACAGGGAGAATCTCTGAGCCTACAAACTCCTGTGGAATAACAAGAGTGATTCTTGATCCTGCTGGAGGATTGAAAACAATTGTGCCGCCAAGATCAGAAGCTCTCAAAATGTAGTCTGCCGTAACAGTATTAATCTTTAGAATTGTTGGCAGCGTTGCGGGCTTGTTTAAGATTTGCGCTGCGCCCGAAGCCGCATTCCAATCTGCGTTAACTTGTGATCCGATGCTGGATGGCTTGTTCAAGATCTGTGCGGGACCGGAAGTCGCGTTCCAGTCAGCATTCACAATCGTAGGCTTATTCAAAATTTGAGCTACGCCAGTTGTCGCATTCCAGTCCGCGTTGACTTGAGCAGCGGGAATAACCGGCTTGTTCAAGATCATTGAAACGCCAGAAGTCGCATTCCAATCCGCATTAATCTGAGGCGAATTATTTAATGTGGGCTTGTTCAGAATCATCGCTGGCCCAGATGTCGCATTCCAGTCTGCGTTAACTGGCGAAACGATGGTTGGCTTATTGAGAATTAAAGCGGGACCAGAAGTTGCCGCCCAGTCCGCGTTTACCTGACGACCGTTAGATCTTGAACTTTCAATTCTGGGATTCTCCGCAGAGAAAACTGGAAGCGAAAGGAATAAGAATGCGATTAATATTAACTTTTTCATTGATTAAACCCAAAAAAATTGTCTGTTTTCTATGACCCATCGACACAACTTTGTATCGTGATCTTCAATGGCTTGTTCAATAGTATGAACCTCTTTGTAAGCCTCTTCATAATGCTTGCTGTGATCGACTCTTTCGTAAGCCTTGTCAAGAGATTTCTCTAATTCATCTCTTCCAGTTTTTGCATAGTTGTACATTTCCTTTAATTCTCTTTCAAATTTTTTGTGAACCTCAGTATCGGAATAAACAACGTGATCGAAACATTTTTCACGATCTACAAATTCAATGACCGCCTGAATGTGGAAATTTACAATCGTATAAGTCAAGTCCTGCCAGCGATGAGAGAATACGCTGTCGCGCATTTCCTTTCTCGGATTACGCAAGCGCCCCTTGATCTCGTACTTCAACTCGCGCAGAGGCATAACAATACGTACACTCCATAAACAAGGAAGTTCGCGGCGCAGAAAATACTGAACTGGATAATTAGACTTATAATATTGAGCATTGTGCTCCCAACCGTCGAAAGAAAGCGCGTAAGGCTCGATGTACCACTTGCAAGGCCACCACCAAACAGTCTTTTCATACTTTTTAGTCAGATGCTCCTCAAAAGAATAGGGTTTCATATTAAAGAAAAAAACGCGCGAGGCTGCTAATTTTTATGCTCAGCCAGATCAGAGGCTTGTAGAAAAATCTGTAGCCAACGGCTCTTTTAATTTGATAAAATTTAAAATACTTGTTGTACCAAGCGTTTCGGATTCTGTCTGCTTCTTTTCGCCAAGCTAAATCGCGCTCCTTGCGCGGAGTATTGTCGGTTTTTTCAAACTCCACAAGTTCAATTTTTTCCAGTTGCCCCTTATTGTAAGTTGCACAGAACTCAATCATACAATCGTACTTTCCAGCAACATCCATAATATAATTATAAAAATTAACCTTGCCGTGAAAATGAGTGTCCTCTTGGTAAGGGTCATTTCTTTCCATATGGCCAAGCCGCGAAAAAATGCTTTTGGCTTTTTTATCGCCCTCAATCCATTTTGTCTCCTTGTACTTTTCCACAAAGAGTCTGCCGTTCTGCATAAAATACAGATCGAGGCAACAGTTTAGGTCTTTGCTTTGGAACTCTTGAAGCTTTTTCTCCAAGCCAAGATCAATCATCTCTTGGGTGATGGGAAGCTTTTCAGCTACCGCGATAGTGTCAAACATGCCCATATTATTTTTTTTTAAGTTTAAATTTACCGTCTTCTAATTCCGCCCACTCGATATCATCGCCCTCTTTCCAACCTAAGCTTTTCAGCATCTTTTCAGGAATCTCAATATATTGGTCGCCGTTGTCAAGTGTTTTTAGGGGAACAATGATATTTTTCTGGTTAAAAATGTTGTCCCAGTTTTCGGAGTACTGGTCATACTTTACTGAAAATGGACGCGGTTTAGATCCTTTGCCGTTCATGCTAATGGTATAGTAAGTTGTGCTGATCTTTTTCTATAAATTTTACGGATTGGAATAAACGCAGAACTAGTGTAAAATACTAGTAATGTCATATATAAGTTACAACAATATTCTTGGATATGTCTCCACGGGAGACGAGCAATCCCTGAATACGGGAACATATAACAGACTTTACGCATTAAATATTAACGCCAGCAACTCTGCGAACATTCAGAGAATCAAAAGAATTGGTGGCGAAGAGGACTACTACAATCAGACTGGTCCAAAATCTGCAACTGTTTCAGCTACAATCGTTCCTGTTACGGGCGCGGGAGGAAATCAGATCACTGGGCTGCTGGCATTGACTGGCGATTTTACGAGCGGATCATACATCCAGATTCCAAGCTATCGTTTCGACAAGTGTTTTCTAAAAAGTTTTGGCGCTGTTTTTGAACCTTGGAGAGTTTGTCAGGTTTCTTTACAGTTTGATTCTTACGGAATGGCAACGGGAGCAGGCATCACCTCTCAAACTCCATCAGAATCATCTGCAAGTTTAATTTCTCCGTTACGCGGAACTTCGATTGCAATCACAAACGCTGGATATTTTTCTGGACCAATTACCGAATACGAAAATATTTCTTTTGAAGTCTCTGTTGATCGCGCAGCTAATTATGAAATTGGTCAAGAGTACCCGACAAAAGTTAGTGTAGCCAGAATCACCAAAACGTTGCAGATTAACGGTATTTCAAACCTAAATTGGATCTCTGATTATCAGCCGAATCAGACGATGAATTGTCAGATAACAATGGCTGACAGTAACGTGATTGGTATTACTGGAGTGCTCACAAATCAATCTTTCTCAGTAGATGCAAACGGAGTTGCAAAAACCAACCTCACAGTTGTTGAGGAAATGGTTTAATTTATGGCCAAAAAAGCCTCGAAAAACAAGAAGAATAAACCCGCAGATATCGTAATCCCTCAACTAAATTATGAGTTAAAATTTAAGGAGCGGAAATTTAAATTCAGCGAGAAGCAGCAAGAGTTGCTGAAAATGCTAATGGATGAAAATACTAAAATAGTATTTATTGCTGGGCCAGCAGGAACATCAAAAACTTTTATGGCAGTTTATGCTGCCTTAAACCTAATCAAAGAATCGGAAAAGGAGGTAGTTTATGTCAGGACAATCATTGAGAGCGGCGAAAGATCCCTTGGCTCTCTGCCCGGAACAATTAACGAGAAGTTCCAGCCCTTCCTCCAGCCATTAGAAGATAAAATACACGAAATTATCGAGGCTACTGACGCCAACAAACTGAAAGAGGACGGTCGCATTGCGGCTATTCCAGTCAACTTTCTTAGAGGCAGTACCCTTTCTGATAAAATTGTAATTGCGGATGAAGTGCAAAACTTTACCCATAAAGAGATTACAACACTTATCACTAGAATCGGTGAAGGGTCAAAGATCTTCCTTTGTGGTGATTTTATGCAGTCTGATATGCGTGGCCAAAACGGTTTTGAGGATTTCTTTGAGCTGTTTGCCGACGAGGAATCGAGTCAAAATGGCATACTAACATTTAAATTTACAGAAGATGATATAAAAAGAAGCCAAATCCTAAAATTTATTGTAAAGAAGATAGATAGGGCTACTAATGAGCAGAGGCGAAATAAAAATAGCAATCTTAAGTAATTGGGCAAATATCATAAAGGTGTTTGGTGGTATCGTCATCGCCTCTGCTCTTTTTTATTTAAATGCTACCTACGTGACAAAGAGTGATTTCACCCCAGTAGCCCAAGAGATAAAGATTCAAGCGCAGCAGATTTCGTATGTAAACGCCGAGGTAAAAAACATATCTCGGCGTTTGTCTAAGATAGTGGATGATGAAGGAGATCCAGTAAATACTGATAAGATGGTTGAAATTCAGAAGGATATTGCTAAAATATTAATGAGAATGGAAAACCTTAACGAAAAGGTGGACCGTTTGGATAAAAACAAATAAAAATGTCCACTGTTTTCTGCTCTAGTTGCGGAGCAAAGCATCAATATGCTGGTTTTCCGCCCAACTTCTGTTCAAAATGCGGCTCACCAATGACAGCAAAGGCTGTTCAGCAGAGTTCCGCAAGAGTGCAGCCACAAAAAACAGTAGAGCCTGCTGACAACGAAGAAATTTCAGAGGATCAGAGCGACATTAATGAGCTTCCTCATTTAGACAAGTTAGATGTAGAAATCTCTATCGAAGGAGGCTTCAGAGCCTTTAGTTTAGAAGAGCTTTCTACTTCGCCAACGACAGCAAGAACACAAAAGTTCAAGCCAATTCGTCGTGACGGCATATCAGACTTGTCTCCTCAGAAATACGGAAGCTCAAAGAATGAGGCGCAAGATTAAGTACGAGGAAAAGCAAGACGTAGTAGATCGGATAATCGAAAAGCACAGATATATGTGGCAGCTAAAGGCTGTTGCGTGGATGGATTTCGAAGATGTGGCGCAAATAATTAGATTTCACATCTCCAAAAAGTGGCATATGTGGAAACAGGATCGGCCTCTTGAGCCTTGGTTGGCTAGAATCGCATCCAATCAAATCAAGAATCTTTTAAGAAATAATTACTCCAATTACGTTCGTCCTTGTTTAAGTTGCAAATACAATCAGGGGAATGAGCCGCCTGCCTGCTCTGTTACTCCAAGCGGACTGCAATGCTCAGAATGCCCGCTTTATCGTAAATGGGAAAAGACCAAGAAGAGTGCTTATGATGTTAAGCTTTCTGTTTCCATAGAAGGCCATATAGACAATGTCTATGCAATGAAAGACAGCAGTTTGGACATATTGTCCAGCGCAAATAAGCTACACGAAGAGATGAGGCTTTATCTTGCACCGAAACAGTACAAGGTTTATGCCAGACTCTATATCGATGGAGCAGATGAAGAAAAGGTTGCCGCAGAAATGGGGTACAAGACAAATGAAAAGGGCAAGAAGGCGGGATACAAGCAAATCAAGAATTTAAAGAAGCTTTTTAAGCAGATCGCTTTAAAAATTCTACAAAACGAGGACATCATCACTGGTTATGAATCTAGAAATTAAATTTACCCCAGAAGATGGAGAAAAGATTAAAAAGCTTGCGGCTGAATTTCCTGATTTAAATCTAATCACAAGAAAGTTTTTTAACGACGAAGAGTTGGATGGTAGAAGTAAACAGGGCATCGCAATCAGGGCTTTCTTAGCCGCAAACAAAATTAATTACAAGACTTCTAAGTACCAGAAGGTTGGAAGTTTACCGCTAACTGATGAGCAAAAAGATTTTATAGAAGGTCAGGCCAAAATGGGGGTGGCGAGTCTTCAGATAGCGGAGTTGGTTTACCCAGATAAGCAAGTAGTGCAGTTGAGCACTGAGCACAGAACAGTGATGGAGTATTTACGCTCAATTGGGGATGGGTCAATGCCAGAAAATGAAACGGCGCTAGGCGTCAAATATCAAGTTCCGCGCTCAGTAGAGCGCGTTATAAATAAAATCAATGCGGCAACAGGCGAAAATCTGAATAAAGAAAAGATCAGCCGTCACCACAAGTATTGCATAGATAAACTCGCCATAAACTTATCCAATTCCCGCTTCCAAAAGATCATCAATTGCTATACATCCCAAGAGGATAGGAATATTTTTGAGGAGGAGTTTATACGTATGACTTGGGACAAGCCTGATCTCACTGCGGACGAGGTTAATTTGTATATGAATGTTTGCAAAGAAATCATTAACCTCGAAACTACTTCGCGTCACTTGGACAAGCTGAATAAAATGTTTGAAGAGACGCAGGAACAAAATGAAATGAGTATTCGTTTGGCCGAGATTATCAAAGCCAAAAGCGGGGAGTATCACCAATGCGAAGGTCGCGTTGAAAGCTTAATTAAAAAGCTGCAAGGTGATAGAGCAGGCAGAATTAATGCAAAACAAAAGGAAAATGCGTCTGTTTTGTCAATTGTGCAAATGTTTCAAGACGAAGAAGAGCGAGCTAATATGGTGAAGATCGCTGAGATGCAAAGGTCTCTGGTTAAGGATGAAGCGCAAAGACTGGAGAGTATGTCGGAATGGAAAGCTCGTATTCTTGGCATATCATTAGATGATGCAGTGTAAAATATGCGACGTTTCTTTTCCTTCTGAGAGAAGCTTGCACGCTCACTTAAAGAAGCATAAGGCTTCTTTGGGTGAATACTACACTACTTACTATCCCCGCAAAAATCTTTTGACTGGAACCTTGCTTCCGTTTAAAGACAAAGAGTCGTATTTTGAGAAGGACTTTGAAAATAGAGAGCAGCTTTTGAGGTGGTGCGAGATAGAGTCAGCAGAAAATGTCAAAGCGCAGATCAAAAAGATGCTTGCGTACAGGGTCGAAAGTAAAGATTTAAAATACGCACCGTTTCACTTGGAGTTGGAAACTAGTGAGATGCCAACAATTGATTTGTATAAAAAGCATTTTGGCAGTTACTCTAAAGCCTGCGACGAAATTGGGGCAGAGCCAATGTTTAGAAGGAGTTTGCCAAAAAAGTTTTATGAAGACTTTTCTGAAGTTGAAATCTTTGTGGATACAAGAGAGCAACAACCGTTGAGTTTTAAAAACGAGAAGCAAGTTAAGCTAGATTTTGGCGATTACACTGCCAGCGGGGCCAATTATACAAAAACATTTGTGGACCGCAAGTCAGAGTCTGATTTTAAAGGAACTTTAGTGGGAGATAACCTAGACAGGTTCAAGCGCGAGCTTCAGAGAGCGAAGGAGATGGAGTGTTATCTGTTTATTGTCGTGGAATCTACTTTAGAACGTATAAGTAGTAATAATGACTTTACTCCTCATAAGGCGAATCTTAAATTTATTTACCATAATATGAGATTGCTGCAACACGAATTTGCGGGGTATTGTCAATTTATATTCTCGGGCAATAGAAAGAACAGCGAGGTTCTTATTCCAAAGCTTTTGGCTATTGGCAGTCCTCTTTGGGATGTGGATGTTCAATATTTTTTAGATAAGGATTCTTTATGGCTTGGATCGAAGGAAACCAAAAAAGAAAAAGCACCTTCAGCAAGGTAAACGAAGAGATCCTTAAACACAAGGGATTTCTGGAAGAGCGGGACGCTAAAATCCTGCTCTATAAATTTTTGCGTAGTAATATATCGTTTTCTTCTGAAATGATATGCGGTGTTAAGCTTTTCCCGTTCCAGCATCTCGCAATCAAGACGATGTTTGAGACCGACTACTCGATGATGGTTTGGAGCCGTGGTCTTTCCAAGAGTTTTACTTGTGCAGTTTTTGCATCCTTGGACGCCATCTTGAATCAGGGCGTTCATATTGGCATTGTCAGCAAAACATTTCGTCAGGCAAAAATGATTTTCCGTAAGATTGAAGAGATCTCTGAAAAGCCAAATGCAGCATTTTTAAAACAGTGCATCACAAAGGTCTCTAAAAGCTCGGACGAGTGGACGATGGAAATAGGGCGTAGTAAAATTACTTGTCTGCCGCTTGGTGATGGCGAAAAGCTTCGTGGCTTCCGCTTTCATAGAATGATGATCGACGAGTTCTTGTTGATGCCAGAAAGAATCTTCAACGAAGTTATTATTCCGTTCCTTTCTGTTGTGCAAAATCCAACTGAAAGAAAACAGGTATACGATTTGGAAACTGAGTTAATTAAACGCGGCGATATGAAAGAGGAGGATCGCTTTCGTTGGCCTAATAATAAAATTATTGTGCTTTCGTCAGCCTCTTATCAGTTTGAGTATATGTACAAGCTTTACAAGCAGTACGAGTCACTGATCAATTACCCAGAAAAAGACGGTAAGGGTGGATCGACAAGAGCCATTTTGCATTTTTCTTATGATGTTGCTCCGCAGGGTTTGTATGACGAGAGTCTTTTGACGCAGGCAAAATCTACGATGTCTGAATCACAGTTTATGAGAGAGTTCGGCTCTAGATTTATGGATGATTCTTCTGGTTACTTTAAACTCAGCAAGATGCACGAATGCACCATAAAAGCTGGCGAAGGTCAAAGCATAGAGGTGGCTGGAGAAAAAACCGCTGAATACATTCTTAGTTTTGACCCTTCTTGGGCAGAAAATGAGTCTTCTGACGATTTTGCGATGAATGTCATAAAGTTGGATAAAGCAAATAAGAGGGGCGTTCTTGTTCATAACTACGCAGTTTCTGGCGCAAATCTGAAAAAGCATATCGAATATCTCCATTATTTAATGACCAGCTTTAATATCGTAGCGATGTGCGGCGACTACAATGGCGGTGTCCAATTCATTAATGCTGCAAATGAAAGTGAGTTATTCAAAAACGCAAAAATCGAAGTAAAGATGTTTGAGGCAGATTTTGATTCCCCAGAGAGCTATCAAACAGAACTCAGGAAGGCAAGATCAGCGTATAGCTTAGAACAGAGGCGTATTTGTTATTTACGAGTTCCGACTAGCACTTGGATAAGATATGGTAACGAACTATTACAGTCTAACTTTGATCATAGAAAAATTTTATTCGCTGCTGAAGCGGTCAATGATGATTTTACTACTCAAAAGGGTAAAACAATTCCTATCAAGAACTTAAAGTTTGTAAGAGATCAAGAAGATACTCAAAGCATCGAGGCAAAGATGGTAGATTTTGTAGACCATCAAGCAGACATGATCGAATTGGTGAAAGCTCAATGTTCGTTAATTATTCCGACAACAACTGCAAACGGCCATCAAAGCTTTGACTTGCCGCCAGAACTAAAGCGTCAAAGTGGCGCAGAGAAAACGAGAAAAGACTCTTATTCCTGTCTTGTCTTGGGCAACTGGATGACAAAAGTCTACTTTGATATGATGGAATGTCAGATGCAATCAGTATCTTCTACTTTTACGCCGTTTTTCGCTCGATAAATAAAAGCAAAACAAAGTACTTTTGGACTTTTGCGTGTAACTTTTAATATAAAGAACTACCAAAATGGCCCGCTCTTATATCAAAAAATCTGAATATTGGAATAGGAACAAAAAGCCAGAGGTTCTGGCCCAGCCTCCTGTAGAGCCAAAGTTAGTAGGCGGCTCTTACTTTAACGAGGTCTCTCAGGCTTCCAGAACAGTTTCTAATTCCTCTTCCACTAAGAGCAGAATGCCTGCGAATGGTACAGATTCTAACATTCGCAGATATGCGCTGTTAAGCCAAGGCTTGCTTCCTTTTGATTTTTCTAAAGACGGCGTAGATGTAAGAGACGCTATTCTTCTTTGTCAAAAAGCTTACGCAAATGTCGCAATTGTCAGAAACACAATCGATATTGCGACCGAGTTTGCTAATACAGACATCTATTTAGAGGGTGGCACCGAAAGAAGCAGAGAATTTTTCAGCAAATGGTTTAAGAAGATCAAGCTGTGGAAGATGAAAGATCAGTACTTCCGCGAGTATTATCGCAGCGGAAATATTTTCTATTACCGTATAGACGGCAAGTTTAACGCTGAAGATTTTAAACTTCTTTCTGGCCTTAGTGAGAACGGTATCGTTAACAATCGTGTTCCCCTTCGCTATATCTTGATCAATCCTTATGAAATCGTTGCGAAGATTTCCAGTTCGTTTGCAGAGGCTGTTTACGAGAAGGTGCTTTCCGAGTATGAACTTGAGAGACTGAAGAATCCAAAAGATGATGCCGATGTAGAACTTCTTAAAGGTTTTCCTCCAGAGGTTCAAGAGCAGATCAAGAGTAAGCAATACTTTAGAGACGGTCTAAAGATGAAGCTCGATCCCCAATATTTGCTCTATTCATTTTACAAGAAGCAGGATTACGAGCCATTCGCAATTCCTTTCGCTTATCCTGTTTTAGAGGATGTAAACGCCAAGATTGAACTCAAGCACATTGATCAGGCTATCTCGCGCACAGTCGAGAACGTTATTCTTTTGATTACAATGGGCGCAGAGCCGGACAAGGGCGGTGTTAATCCCGCCAATATGACCGCAATGCAAAACCTTTTTATGAACGAAAGCGTTGGTCGCGTTTTAGTTTCTGACTACACCACCAAGGCAGACTTCGTAATTCCCGACCTAAAGAAAGTCGTTGGCGAAGAAAAGTATAAGATCTTAAATCAAGATATTAAAGAAGGTTTGATGAATGTATTGCTTGGAGAGGAAAAGTATAACGGGCAAAACGCAAAGATTAGTTTCTTTATGGAGCGTTTGAAAGAGGCTAGAAACTCTTTCCTTAACGACATTATCCAGCCAGAGATTATCCGTATCTCGAAAGATCTTGGGTTCAGAGCTTATCCTACAGCCAAATTCACCGAGATTGATTTGAAGGACGAGACCCAGTACATGAGAACGATCTCTCGTTTGATGGAGCTTTCTATTCTTACTCCAGAGCAAGGTATCGAGGCTATTCAAACTGGCAAACTCCCAGACGCGCGCGCGCTCGCGCCCGCGCAGGAGCAGTACATCTCTGAGAGAGAAAAGGGTTATTATAACCCAATTGTTGGCGGTGTTCCTGTAGTACCACCCGCTGTTCCCTCTGCTCCAACCGGAGCCCCAACCAATAGCACTTCTGGTAGACCTCTTGGCACTCCTAACCAAGCTTCGCGCAAAGATATTCAGGCTGTTGTTTATGAAGTCGATGCTTTTATGAAAGCTTCCGAAGACTTTGTTGCTGACAAGTTTAAAGTCAAGAAGCTTTCAAAGCAGCAGAAGCAGAATGTTGTAGAGTTATGCAAGAAGGTCGTGGTATCATCTGACAGGGAGAATTGGGTATCTACTTTGCAAAAATGTATGGCTAATCTTGATGAAATTGAGAAGCTGAAGCCGCTGCCACAAGTTTCGCAGACTGCCGATGAATTTTTATTAGAAGAATATTCTGCGGCAATTTTTTATCATTCTGCTGTAAAGTAATATATGTCTTTCAAATACAAAACAAGATTAGACGGCATCTCATTCGCCTGTCATAAACTTGGGGACACAGATTTTCCGCTTATTTCAAAAGCTTCGCTCGACGAATTAAAAAAACTTTCGCCAAATATTGATATAGAAAACAACCCAGATTTGCTGGGCGTTTCATTCAATCTTGCTGTTCCAAATATGATTAACAATAACGGCGATGGCATTTCTGGCGCCACTGCTTCTAAGATTGCAAAAAGATTCCTGCATAAATATCTGAATATTGAGCACAACAAGAAGCGAGTTGTCGGGCACATCACCAATTATTCGTTTAATAATTTTCAGACAAACGAGTTTATGAGCGACGATGACGCCGCTCGCACTCTTGATCCAGTTTATCTTTCTGTCGCAGGCGTCATCTACAGAACTGTAGACAAGTCGTTCACTTCCTTAATGTTGCGCAACTCTGATAAGAATGATAAGTTCAATAATGCAATTTCAGCAAGCTGGGAAATTGGTTTTAGCAGCTATTACTTAGCTATTGGAAGCCAGTCACTCAAAGAAGCAGAGATTGTCACTGATGCAGCGCAAGTTCAAGAACTTTCTCAGTTTTTAAAAGCAAAGGGCGGCAGCGGCAAGATGAAAGATGGCACTCCAATTTATCGTTTGATTGTTGGAGAGATTTATCCTCTTGGCGGCGGTTTTACCACTAATCCGGCGGCACAAGTTAATGGCGTCGTCGCTTTTGATAACGATGCCAGTATTTCTCTAAAAGACTCGGAGGACGAAAAAGAAGACGACAAAGAGGAAGAAAATCAAGATATCGAGACAGAAGAATCTTCTGCGGATTTTCGTGAAGAGGTCGCCGCCTTCTTGACGAATAAAAAATCAAATTCCATTTCAGTGATAAAAAATGTAAAAAATATAAACCATATGGACTTAGAAAAACTTATTTCAGAACTTAAGTCTGCCCTTTTGGAGAAAAAGTTTGGTGAAGAGGCCGTCGCTTCAATGACCAGCCAATTCGTAGAAGCTATCAAGCAAAAGGATGCAGAGTATCGCGAGTCTCTGTCCGCAGAGAAAAACGCTAAAGAGCAAGCTGAGAAGCTTTATAAAGAGACTGTCGCTTCCGTAGAGCAGATGAAGTCAGAGCTTTCCAAGACTCAAGAGGAGCTTAATCAAATTAAGAAAGTTCAAGCCGAAGAGCAAGCTCTCGCTCGTCAGAATGCTCGCGTAGCTGAACTTGATGCCGCTTTCGATCTTTCTGATGATGATCGCAAGCTGGTTATCGGTGAAGTCCAAGCTCTTGACGCTTCCGAAGAGGCTTTCGCTTCTTACAAAGAGAAGTTCAATGCTATTTGGAAGCACAAAAACAAAGAGTTCGTCAAAGCCCAGCAGGCCGAGATCGAAAAGAAGATTTCCGAGCAAGTCGAGGCTCGTCTCAAGGAAGTTAGCAAAGCTTCCACTGTAACCGCAGAGGTTAAAGTCGAAGAGAAGAAGCCCGATGTCGATGCCGCCCTCGAAAGCGCTAAAGCGACAAACACCGCGCCAGATAGCAAGATTTCTGGCGAACCCAGTCTCCGTGAGAAGTTTGCAAAAGCTTTCTCTCGCGAAAATATTAGCGTAAGCTATTCCAAATAATAAAAATTAACTGTAAAGCAAATTAAAGGATAACTATATGGCAAATCGTCTTCTACCGTTCCGTCAATATGACGAACATGATGTGGTAAACATGTACGCCCTTGTTGACGCAGCTGTCAACGAGAACGTAACTGGTGTTGGTACTGGTGATGCTGGTGTCTTCGTTAAAGTTTCCGCTGGTAACTTTGACCTCGACCCAGTCTCTTACGCTACCGACTCTTACCTCGGCAAAACTGACTACCCCTTTATGGGGGCTAACTCCTATCCCAAGGTTAATCTGAAGGTTACTCCTGCCGCCTCTGGCGACCTGACTAACTGCCTTGGTCTTACCCTCCGTCAGACTGCAAAGTTTGATGAGAACGGTGAGAAACTTCTCTATTACCGCCAGAAGGCTGAAGAGCTTATGTGCGTACTGCCCGGCCAAGCCGTTCCAGTCGCTACCCGTGGCATCTTCACCCTCGGCGCAAACGCTATCGACGGCACCCTGACCGTTGGTTCCGGTTTCAAACTTTCCGCTAATGGCGGCAAGATCACCGGCTGTCTGCACAGTGACGGTGGCAAACTCGGTATCGTTCTCGGCACCGGCTCACGCTCACCCCTCACCTCAACTGCAAACCTCAATGACCAGTTCTCTGGCGTCTTCGCCGTAGTTGGTCTGCGCATGTAATAAGAAAGGAACTATCTAAATGAAAATCACCTTAAAGCGCACTCCAGAACAAGTTGAGCTTATCAAAGCAATGGCTAGCCGTAATCGCACCGTTGCTTATGACGCTCAAGTCGCCCTTGCTGAATTTATCGGCCCCGTTCTCGCGGAAGTTGTAAACAATGCTCCCACACTGAGCAATCTGTTCACCACTCTGCCTTTTAACGCTGACGATAATCCCAGCATCCCACTCGACCTCTACTTCGACATCAATGACGAGGACTACATCACTGTATACTCGCAGTCAGTAGCTGGCGGTCTCCCCACCAATCAGGTTCTTCCCACCGTATCGGAGATGAAGATCACCACCTACAGCCTTGACAGCGCACTTTCGTTCGACCGCAAGTACGCCGCCAAGCACCGTATGGATGTTGTCGCCAAGACCTTCACCCGTATGGCTCAGGAAATCCTCCTGAAACAGGAGCGCACCTCTGCTAACCTCGTAATGTCCGTTCTCGCTACCGCTACCACCAATGGTAAAGATCACGTTCAACGTGCCAATGCCGCTGGTCGTTTCCTGCTGGCTGACCTGAACGAACTGCTCACCCTCGGCAAGCGTATCAACACCTCTTGGGCTAAGGGTACTCCTGCTGGTGGCGCCCGTGGTGGCCTGAGCGATCTTCTGGTTTCCCCAGAGATCGTCGAGCAGATCCGCGCTATGGCCTACAACCCCATCAATGTCAAGGGCTCGCCCTCCGTCGCTTCTGCTGGCAACGGCAGCGAGAACGGTATCGCCGCTCCTGATGAGATGCGTATGGCTGTTTACAACAGCGCTGGTATCCCCAGCTTCTATGGCGTATCCATCCTTGAGTTCGGTGAAATGGGTAAAGGTCAGAAGTTCAACACCATCTTCGACACCGCTGCTGGTTCCGACACCTTCGCTAAGGCTGACGGTTCCACTGGCGCTGCCCAGTTCGATGGTGCAACTGAAGAGATCCTCGTTGGTATCGACCGCTCCCGTGAGTCCCTGCTCCGTGTTGTTGCTACTGATCCAGACTCCAGCGCCGAGTTCACCCTCGTTGCTGACGACCAGTACAGCATCCGTCAGAACAAGATCGGCTACTTCGGTTCGATGGAAGAGGGTCGTATCATCCTCGACACCCGCGCCCTCGTAGGCAAGATCGTCTAAGGTTAATGTTTAGCAAAAACCCGCCTCGAAAGGGGCGGGTTTTTTTATTCTCTATAACATAGAAAAGTGTAAAATATAGAGTATTATCTTATATGGAAATCTCTACTGGACAAAGCAAGGCTCCTAAAAAGACAAATCTTATTGACGAAATTAATTCTATACAAGATAAGAACTCGCCCGAATACAGGGATAAAATCAGACAGCTAGAAAAGACTCTCGGAATCACAGAAATTAATATTTTTGGAACAGCTAACCGCAAGATTTTTGAAGAGAATCTAGACGTTATGTCTGATCGTCAAATTCAAGCTCTCGCTAGCAAGCTAAAAATTGATCCTGCTGGAAGCAGGCCAAATTTAAAGCAGCGACTACTTCGTCAATTTGACACTCAAAATGTTGCGAGCAGGGGATATTTTGTACCCCAGCCGCAAGCTAAACAAATTTTCTCTGATGATCAGAGAGAACAATTAAACAAGGTTTTAAATGGCTAACATCCAAGAGATAGCGAGTGGAATTTTTTATTACGAATTCGACGGCGATACTGGTGAGACAAATATCAGTATGATTTCTGGCTGGCTGTCAGCCAACCTTGGCGAGCTTAACAGTCTCATATACACAGATTATAGCGGCGCTTCTAGTGATTTAGGGTTAGAGGAGCAGAACATCCTCAAGCACCTTTATTTGATGCATTATTACAAAAAGAAGTCGCGCAATGCAATCAAAACAATTGGAAGCGCAACGCCGACAAATAATGTTGTTTCAATTCGTGATGAAGATTCTTCTGTTACTTTCTTGAATGGCAACGAAGTTAGCAAACAGTTTGTAATTTTGTCAAAAGATCACGGCGCCGAATTAAATAGGTTAGTTCACGCTTACAATTCTTATCAGAGCAAGCCTGTGCAAGTTGTAGCTAAGAATATGGTCGGTGAAGTTTTAAATAGTTTAGCGACTGGATCTTTAACTTAAATTTAATTAAAATTAAAAATCAAAAGCGCATCTTTTATGGTGCGCTTTTTGTGTAAATTGTATTAAGCGCCATGCCAGCCTCCACCTACAATATTTCAATCGAAAGGAATGTAGATTTCTGTTTAGTGCTAACTTTGAAGAATGATACTGGAACAACCATTGATGTAACTAATGCCACAATTGATGCAGAAATCAAACAAGATTATTACTTTCCAAATCTTCAAACTTTCACGGTCACTAAAATCACCCCGGCTTCAGGCTTAATTAAGCTAACCCTGACTGCGGCACAAACTGCCGCTCTTCACCCTGGTCCTTTAAAGTACGATGTGTTAGTCAAATACGCAGATAATACAATTCAAAAAATATTAAAAGGAACAGTAAACGTAGACACTAACATCTCAACATTATCATAACATGTCTCATACAGTTGTAGAGGTCATCGTTTCCGGTATATGCGGACCAGTCGAAATCGTAGAGACTTCAACTGGCGTTTGCCCTCCAACTGAGATAGTTGAGGTTGATCAGATTATTGGTAATGGTACTAGTGGTATAAATGGAACCAGTGGGACAAACGGTACAAGCGGCACCAGTGGATCAAGTGGCATAAGTGGTAGCAGCGGCTCTTCTGGTACAAGCGGCACCGCCGGAACAAGTGGCTCTTCTGGCACAAGCGGAATCAATGGCACAAGCGGTTCAAGCGGCACAGCGGGGACAAGTGGTTCAAGCGGAATCAATGGAACAAGCGGCACGACTGGAACAAGCGGCAGTAGTGGTACTAGTGGCGTAAATGGGACCAGTGGCACTACAGGAACTAGCGGTTCTTCAGGAACGAATGGAACAAGTGGCAGTAGTGGTAGCAGTGGCGTTAGCGGTACAAGTGGTACAGCTGGAACAAGTGGAACTTCAGGAAGTAGCGGTATTAATGGAACAAGTGGCACTACGGGCACCAGCGGTTCAAGTGGAAGCAGCGGAGTTAGTGGTACTAGTGGTTCTTCAGGAACTAGTGGCACAGCGGGCACCAGCGGTATTAATGGAACCAGTGGCAGCAGTGGCTCTAGCGGAACGAGTGGCACAGATGGCACAAGTGGCATCAATGGCACTAGTGGATCTAGCGGAACCAGTGGAACTTCCGGTTCAAGTGGAACTTCAGGTTCCAGTGGAAGTAGCGGCACAGATGGTACCAGTGGAACAAGTGCTACGAGTGGCGTAAATGGAACCAGCGGCACCGATGGAACAAGTGGTTCTAGCGGTACAAGTGGTTCTAGCGGATCTAGTGGAACCACCGGCACTAGCGGTACAGCAGGTACTAGCGGCGTTAACGGTACTAGCGGTGTAAATGGCACCAGCGGCACTGATGGCACAAGTGGCAGCAGTGGCTCTAGTGGTTCTTCTGGTACCGCAGGCACATCAGGTCAAAACGGTAACTTTGGCGGCGCTTCTTTTAAATATAATTTTAGTTCAGTAACAACTGATATTGATCCAGGAGCGGGTAATTTCGCCTTTAACCAATCGACTCAAGACACATCCACAAGAATTAATCTTGACGATGTGGATCTGAATAACTCCGATATTCAGAATTATCTCAGGACGATTGATGATTCAACATCGACAATCAAAGGTCACGTAAAAGTAAGCAAGCTATTTGATACTGGAACTTTTATTCTGTTTACTATCAGCGCAACAGAAGAGGCTTCTGGATTTTTTAAGATTACTGTTTCTCCTGTAGATAGTTCAAGCGCCAATCCTTTTAGTGATGGTGATGATTGCATTCTTACATTTGCCAGAACTGGTGACAAAGGAGATAATGGATCAAATGGCACAAGTGGCAGCAGCGGCAGCAGTGGCAGCAGCGGTACAAGTGGAGTTAACGGCACTAGTGGCACTGATGGCACTAGCGGAATAAACGGAACTAGCGGCTCAAGTGGTTCAAGTGGAACAACTGGAACTAGTGGCTCTAGCGGTACCGATGGTACTAGCGGCGTTGATGGAACTAGTGGATCTAGTGGTAGTAGCGGTTCTAGTGGCAGCAGCGGCATCAATGGAACTAGCGGCACTACGGGAACAAGCGGTAGCAGTGGCACAGCCGGAACAGATGGAACTAGTGGCTCTAGTGGAACATCTGGCATAAACGGAACAAGTGGATCTAGTGGCGTTAACGGTACTAGTGGATCAAGTGGCATAACTGGAACTAGCGGGACTAATGGAACTAGTGGGAGCAGCGGCAGCAGCGGTGCAGATGGAACTAGTGGCGTTAATGGAGCCAATGGTTCATCTGGCACAAGTGGTGTAAATGGCTCTAATGGCACAAGTGGTGCAGCGGGCACAAGCGGCAGCAGTGGTACTAGTGGTGCTACAGGTTCTTCTGGCGCAAGTGGTAGTAGCGGTACAAGCGGTACAGCCGGAACAAGTGGTAGCAGCGGTACTGATGGTGTCGCAGGCGCTAGTGGAACCAGTGGCTCTAGCGGAACAAGTGGCGCGACTGGATCTTCTGGCGCGAGCGGAACCAGTGGCACTAGCGGAGCCAACGGCGCTAATGGTTCTAGCGGAACTAGTGGCCAAACTGGCACAAGCGGCACAAGCGGTAACAGCCTTGCGGTTTCCGGTACTCCAACCTATCTAGCTAAATTTACTACAACAGGAACAATTGGCGACAGCATTGCTTATGAATCTGGCAGTTTAATCACTGTTTCTGGTTCAGTAAAAACAAATGAATTAATATTCAATACTGGTTACGCCGACCCCGTTGGTGTTGGCGAAATGAACTGGAATGATGGTCGTGGCACAGTTAGCCTTGGCCTTCTTGGTGGTAATGTTGATCTCGATCTTGGTCAGCAAATGTTTGAGCGAGTCACCAATCAAACAACTGGTACTCTTTCCAAGGGCACTGTTGTTTATGTTTCCGGCGCCCAAGGAAATAAAATCATTGTTCAAAAATCTTACGCTGGTAGCGAAATGGGCTCCACAAAAACATTCGGCCTTATGGCTGAAGATGTTGCTGTTGGTGCCGATGGCTACGTTATCATCAACGGACTTCTCAAGGGAATAAACACAACTGGTATTCCAGAGGGCGCTTCTCTCTGGCTGTCGCCAACAATTTCCGGCGCTTATCAAACTGGAATTCCAATCGCGCCAGATCACGGCGTCTTTCTTGGCTACGTCGTGCGCGCGCATCAGAGCGCGGGCGAGATCCTTGTTAAAGTTCAAAATGGTTATGAATTGCAAGAGTTGCACAACGTTCGCCTGATTGGTGTTCAGGACAACGATATGCTGTCCTATCATTCGGCTTCTGGTGTTTGGTTTAATACAAACACTCTTGAGCTTAATGGCACTGGTCAGCATTTTATTTCTGGCAGCTTGGACATTTTCAGGACATTCTACGCCGAATCTATCGAGCGCAACGTTGATGTAAAAACTACAGGTTATGTTGTCACAACTCTTGATGACGTTATCGTTGGTAATTCCTCTTCGCCAATTACTGTCACACTGATTTCCGCCTCGGCTAATAGCGGCAGACAGTATACGATAAAAAATAAAGGCACTGGAACTCTAACAATCGACGCCACTTCTCTTGGTCAAATTGATGGCGCCAATACTTACGTTTTAGATCAGTACGAAGCAGTTACTGTAATTAGCGACGGATCAACTTGGAACGTGGCTGTTGGTGGAACTTCTGGCTCATCTGGTACAAGCGGTACTGCTGGCTCGTCTGGATCAAGTGGTACTTCTGGTACAACTGGCACTTCTGGTTCTTCAGGCACGAATGGCTCCAATGGTACTAGCGGTGTTAATGGTACGAGCGGAACAACTGGTACTAGCGGCTCATCAGGTACTAGTGGTGCAAATGGCGCTAACGGCACCAGCGGTACAACTGGCACTAGCGGTACAGCAGGCACCAGCGGCGCGAACGGTGCTAATGGCACAAGCGGTGTCAATGGTACTAGCGGTACGACCGGCACTAGCGGCACCAGCGGAGCAAATGGCGCCAACGGTACTAGTGGTGTAAACGGTACAAGCGGGATTAATGGCACAAGCGGCACAGCTGGTACCAGCGGAGCAAACGGCGCTGTTGGCACTAGCGGTACAACAGGCACAAGTGGCACTAGTGGCACCAGCCCACTAGTTGGATGGTCGGTAAAAACATCTAGCTATACAGCGGTAAACGGTGATCGCCTTCTCGCTGACACTTCAGCTGGAGCATTTACTATTACTTTGCCAGCTTCTCCATCTGCTGGTCATTATGTAGAATTTAATGATCCAGAAGAAACTTGGCCGATAAATAATCTGACAATTGCAAGAAATGGTTCTAGAATCGATAGCTTGCTTGAAGATCTTGTATGTAATATTTCAGCTACAATCGGCTTAACTTATATTGATGCGACAATTGGTTGGAAAATCGATGTTATTTCTGAAATCGGTGGCACTCAAGGAACTAGTGGTAGCAGTGGCATTAATGGTACCAGTGGTATCAATGGCACTAGCGGTACAAATGGGACTAGCGGAACTACTGGTACTAGTGGTACTACCGGAACTAGTGGAATTAATGGCACAAGTGGTGTTAATGGTACGAGCGGAGTCAATGGAACAAGTGGCACAACTGGTACTAGCGGCATTAACGGAACCAGTGGTACTACTGGCACTAGCGGTACAGCAGGCACTAGCGGCGCAAATGGCGCTAACGGCACTAGCGGCGTCAATGGCACTAGCGGTACAACGGGTACAAGTGGCACTAGCGGTGCAAATGGCACCAGTGGCACGACAGGTACTAGCGGCGCAAATGGCGCTAATGGTACAAGTGGAGTTAACGGAACTAGTGGCGTTAATGGCGCAGCTGGGACAAGTGGTACAGCTGGTACTAGCGGTGCAAATGGTGCTGCTGGCACTAGTGGGACAACAGGTACTAGCGGTACAAGCGGAACTAGCCCACTTGTTGGCTGGACGGTAAAAACCTCAAATTACACCGCAGTTAATGGTGATCGTATTCTTGCAGACACTTCTGCTGGCGCTTTTACGATTACCCTACCAGCTACTCCATCTGCTGGTAACTATGTTGAAATTAATGATTTTAAAGAAACTTGGCCAACTAATAATTTAACTGTAGCTAGAAATGGATCGAGAATCGAAAGCTTGTTAGAAGACTTAACTTGTAATTTCTCTGCTCTTCTAGGATTTACTTATATCGATGCTACAATCGGCTGGAAAGTAGACTTTATCGCTGAACTTGGCGGAACACAGGGCACTAGTGGTACCAGTGGCGCAAATGGCACAAGTGGCGTAAGTGGAACAAGCGGCACAAATGGCACAAGCGGAAGCAGTGGTGCTAGCGGTACTAGTGGCGTTAACGGTACCAGCGGTGTAAATGGAACAAGTGGTACCAGTGGCGCAAATGGCACAAGCGGTGTAAACGGAACGAGCGGCGTCAATGGAACTTCTGGTACAAGCGGTGCTAATGGCGCTGCTGGAACCAGCGGTGTTAATGGAACGAGTGGTACTAGCGGCGCGAACGGTGCTAATGGCACTAGCGGTATAAATGGTACTTCTGGCACCACTGGCACTAGCGGCACAAGTGGAGCTAATGGTGCAGCTGGTGCTAACGGAACTAGCGGAACTACAGGAACAAGTGGTACAAGCGGCGCTAATGGCGCAGCGGGTGCAGCGGGTACCAGTGGCACAACTGGCACTAGCGGTACAAGTGGTGCTAACGGTGCGGCAGGCACAAGTGGCACAAGTGGCGCTGGAACTATTTCTGGCACTACCAATACAATTGCTAAATTTACTTCTTCAACTGCCGTTGGCAATTCTTCTATTACTGACACTGGATCGCTTGTAACAATCGGCGTTAATACCACAATCAACGGCCATATGGCCGCGCAGACCAAGGCGTTCCTTATTGACCACCCCACAAAGAGCGGAATGAAGTTGCAGTACGCCTGCTTGGAAGGCCCAGAAAACGGCGTGTACGTGCGCGGGCGCGGGCGCGGGGGCGTGATCTCACTGCCCGATTACTGGGTCGCGCTGGTTGATCCTCAGTCTATCACTGTTCAACTCACTCCGTTTGGCTATCAGCAAAACCTTTATGTTGAAAAAATTGAAGGCAACTTTATTTATATATCGTCAGACTCGCCCGATCTGGATTATTTTTATATAGTCTACGCCGAGCGTGTTGATGTAGAGAAACTTAAAGTGGAGTTTTAATATGCCGAATAATTATGGGCCAAGGATAGTTACAGATGGGTTAGTGCTGTGCTTGGATGCGGGGAACTCAAAAAGCTATCCGGGTAGCGGGACAGCTTGGAATGATTTAAGTCGAAATGGAAACAATGGAACTTTGAATGGACCAACGTTTAATAGCGCAGATAGGGGAAGTATTGTGTTTGATGGCACTAATGATTATGTTTCAACTAATTATACTCAACCCGCATATACTACAGCTTCGTCATTTACTTGGAACACTTGGGTAAAACCAACAAGAAATAGCAGCGCCGACATCATAATGGGTTGTAGACAAGGGGATTTTACAAAACTTACTACAAGTAATATGGAATATTTTCCAACAATTTTTGGTGGAGCAATGCCCATCGGGTCTTGGATAAACGTATGCGTCGTTAAAAATGGCACAAGTTTGTCTTATTACAGAAATGGAGTTTTGATTGCAAGCACCACAAGTTCCACCACAAAAAATTCCGCTTTATTTTTTGTTGGAGGTGACAATTTGGCTGGAGAGTATGGGGCTTTTAGCGTAGCAGTTGCTCAAGTGTATGGTAGAGCATTGTCGCCATCAGAAATCCTTCAAAACTACAATGCCATCAAAGGCCGATTTAAACTTTAAACTATGAGTCACCAATTCGAACATCGCGAATACTTAATCATTCCAGTCTCCGAATTAACGAAGGTTAATTTTGATGAAGTTCTTGAAACTTCTGCCGAAACTGTGCGCAAATCAATCGATCAAGCTAAAACATTTGTGAAGTGGGACGGCGAAGCGCCAGCGTTCGCCGCCACAATCTCTGGGGCAGAAGGTCCATATACTTACGAGGAAATTTTAGATATCCTGACAGGTGTCGGTTGGACCCAGACTGGAATGCCTATTTAAAATGTACAGCAACGGTCCAAAAATAGTTACAGATGGCCTTGTGCTATGTTTGGATGCTGGAAACCCGAAAAGCTATTCGGGCAGTGGAACAGCTTGGACAGATATTAGCAGAAATGGTATAAATGGAACGCTAACAAACGGTCCAACATATAGCAGTGCCAATAATGGAAGCATCATATTTGATGGTGTTGATGACTATGTTATATTTAGTGGTACAATCGTGACATCCACCGCCACTTTTTTGATTTGGATATATAGAAATGGAGATCAAGCACAATATGATGGCGTGTTTCTTTCCAGAGGAACAAACGTGACTGGGTTAAACTTTTTTAGCAGCAACCAGATTGGCTATCATTGGAATGATAACGCAAATACTTATAATTGGGCCAGCGGTTTGATCGTGCCGAATTTGCAATGGTCTCTTTGTGCGGTTTCTGTGGGAGCAACTTCAGCAACCGCATATCTATGTCAGCAAACTGGAATAACTTCCGCCGTTAACAATGTGAGTCACGCATCAACCACTTTAAACAATATACAAATGGGGCGAGATAGTGGTTTTGGTAACAGATTTTTTGCGGGAAACATAGCAGTTGCTCAAATATATAACAGAGCATTGTCCCGCGCTGAAATAATTCAAAACTACAACGCCACCAAAGGAAGGTTCAAGCTATGAGTGTCTCCGGGGGTCCAGATATAGTTGAAAATGGTTTAGTTTTATGTTTGGATGCGGGGAACACAAAGAGTTACCCCGGTTCTGGGACAGTTTGGACTGATTTGAGTAGGAATGGAAATAATGTCACTCTAATAAATGGACCAACATTTAGCAGTGCAAATGGGGGTATTATTGCATTTGACGGAAGCAATGATTATGGCTCATGCGCAATAAGTTTATCTAGTTCTAATATGACTATAGAAATGGCATTTAGGCAAAATAGCGGGGGTCAAAGCTGGGTTGATTTTGCAGTTTTAGACGATGGAACAAATAACCTTTTGTTAGAGTATGGAGGATTTAACGGAGTACCAAATACAAACGGCCATTTAAGATATTATGGAAGTGCTATTAATGGAGCAGCAAGCGATGCATTAGCTTCAGCTTCTCAATTTCCGGCGGATGGGAAAATACATGTTTTGGGATTATCAGTTACTTCTTCTACTGCAACTTCTTATTTTGACGGCGTCTTACAAGGAACAGCTTCATTTAGTCCGACAATAAATTTTACAAGATTAGTGCTTGCAAATGATTTATTAAGAACAAGCAGAAATTGCGCTTGTAATATATATTATGCGAAACTGTATAATCGTGGATTATCTAGCAGCGAAATCCGTCAAAACTACAACGCCACAAAAGGTCGCTTTCGACTCTAATTCCAGTGTAAATTATAAAAATGCCTAATATTTTAATCAACCCTAATTCTGGCATCCTAGAGTTCAATACTGGAACTACAGGTTCTTCGTCTTTAGACGCTTCTCTAAGTGGCGCAGTAAGACTTGCCTTTTCTAATAGCGGCACGCTTGGAGTTCAAAGTTTTTCTACTGGAACAGTTGATAAGTTTTTCGTTGAGGGCATAAACGGACGCTTATTTGGTGTTGACGATGTAATGACTGGCTCACTTATGAGCGTTAACGACATTGCGGGCCTGCCAATTTTGGAAGTATTTAGTGATGATAGGGTTGTGATGGGACAATACGCCTCAAATACCTTGCACGTTTCGGGTGACTGGGCTGCTGTAAAGGCGCTGCCAATCAGCGGCATTTCTCTTAATGTTTCTGGCGTCAGCAGATTTAACACAACTGGATTAGTAATTTCAGGCGATTCGATTTCAGCCAGTGGTAAATTCTCACTTTCTTCAGGTACAACGGGCAGGGCTACATTTAATATTCCGCACGGCATTGCACCAACCTCTCCAGTTGATGGCGACATTTGGACGACAACTTCTGGAATGTACGTAAGGGTTAGCGGCTCAACAGTAGGGCCGCTGGGACCACAATTCTTTTTAGTTTCTGGTTTTACTGGCACTGGTCTTACGCTAGAGCGCGGGCATGCGGGCGATTATATCAGAACCACTGCCGCAACAGCAGTAACCGTTACTGTGCCGCCAACATCAGTCGTCGCTTGGCCAACTGACTGCGAAATTATGCTGGAGCAAGCTGGCGCTGGTCAGGTTACTTTTGCCACAGGAACAGGGGTCGTGATTAACACTAGCGAGACTCTCAAAACACAGAAACAGTACTCGGTAGTAGCATTAAAAAATGTCTCTGGAGATGTCTGGACATTGTTTGGAGAAAGAGAACTCGTTTAATATAATATATAAAATATGCAAACTTTCCTTTACAATTTAAATACCCAAAAAAGGGAAGGGGAGATCCGAGAGGGGCGATATTTAGTTGATGGCCAACCTGGGATATTGCCAGACTTTCTTATAGAGCTTGAGATTGAAAAGCGTCCAGATCCATTTTTTGATCCTGCTACTCAAGTCCTTGAAGGGCGATCTTTTGCAGATTTACTTAATTTTAAATGGGTTGAAGAAACTTATGTTAGAAATTTAACTCAAGATGAGATTAACGAAAGGTTACCCAAGCCTCCAGATACTTGCACTCCGAGGCAGCTAAGAATAGCATTAATACAAACAGGAATATCTCTTTCTACAATAGAAGCACAAATCGATGGAATTTCAGATCCAGTTCAAAGAGAAATTGCCCGTGCGGAATGGGAATATGCGTTAGAAATAAAAAAACAACACCCTCTCGTCGGAATGATCGCTTCAACTTTAAATTTAAACGAGCAGCAAGTTAGTGATATATTTGCATTAGCTGTGACATTATAAAGTGAAGTATGAGCTTATCGTTCTCGACGCCATTAAGAAGAAATAAACCTAGAAGAAATGCTTTTATTATTTCTGCTGGAAGCTCCTCTTCTTTCGCTATTGATAAAAACGGTAAAACATGGGGATGGGGAGACAATACTAATGGAAAATTAGGAAATAATACGACAACAGAGCGCACTACACCAACAAGTATTGCGGGAAGTGTTAAAACATTTTGTCAAATAGACAATGGATCGACCTTCTGTTCTGCTATTGATAAAAATGGTTTAGTTTGGGGATGGGGTTATGGAAATTATGGACAATTAGGAAATGGAACTACTACAGGTGCAATGTTAACTCCCGTCAGTGTTACTGGAGTACGTAAGACATTTTGCAAAGTTGCTGTAGGGCAAAACCATGTAATTGCAATAGATCAGTACGGAAGAGCGTGGGCATGGGGAATAAATCAATATGGACAATTGGGAGATAATACTACAGTCAGCAAACGAACGCCGATAAGTGTACTTGGAGCAGTTAAAACTTTTTGTTCTTTAGCCGCAACTGCGGTTTTGGGCTCATCTTTAGCTATAGATAAAAATGGTCGGGTTTGGGGTTGGGGATATAATGGACGAGGACAGCTAGGCAGTAATTCAGTTTCCCAGCAAAATACTCCAGTTGCTATAGCTGGAGTGCTCAAAACTTTTTGTAAAATTGCTATGGGAAATGCGCACACTATTGCAATAGATAAAAATGGAAGACTTTGGGGATGGGGCTATAACAGGTATGGACAGTTGGGAAATAATGGAACTGGGAGCCAAAGAACTCCTGTTAGTATTCTGGGTGCAGTAAAAACTTTTTGTCATATAAATAATGGATATGATGTTTCTTATGCACTTGATAAGAACGGTAGAGCGTGGGCATGGGGAAATAACTCTGGAGGCGTCCTTGGAGATGGAAGCCTAATAGATAGATTTACTCCAGTTAGTGTCGCGGGAACTATTAAAACATTTTGTCAAATATCAGGAGGGATAGCTCATGCTATTGCTGTTGATAAAAATGGTAGATCTTGGGGGTGGGGGCAAAATGATATTGGTCCATTAGGAATCGGCTCATTTCCGTTTAAATGCACTCCAGCAGCTATAGCAGGATCTATAAAAACTTTTTGTGAAATATACTCTGATTCTCATGTGGCGGCAATAGATAAAAATGGCAGGATTTGGGGATGGGGTATAAATGCTCAATATGGAACTCTTGGAGATGGCACTACCGTAATAATGAGAAAAACTCCAGTAAGTTTAGCGGGAGCTGTTAAAACATTTTGTAAAATAATAACTTCTGCTGGAGGCGTCCATACACTCGCTATTGATAAAAATGGCCGAGCTTGGGGATGGGGATGGAATGGATATTTGCAACTTGGAGACGGAACTAGCTCCAATCGCTGCACTCCAGTAAGCGTTGCTGGAGCAGTTAAAACATTTTGTGAAATTGGTGCGGGCAGAGGTCAAGGTTCAGCCATAGATAAAAATGGTCAAGTATGGATGTGGGGACTTAATAACACTAATCAGCTTGGCAATGGAACTTTTTCAAATTCTGCTACGCCGGTTAAAATTGGAGGTTTAGTTAAAACATTTTGTAAAATATCTACAGGTGAAAATTGGACCCTCGCAATTGAAAAGAATGGTCAAGTTTGGGCTTGGGGAAGAAATGCAAATAATCAAACTGGAACAGGTGGTGGTGTAAATATAGCAACTCCAACAAAGATTATCGGTCTTGCAAAAACATTTTGCAAAGTAGAAGCTGCAAGAATTCATTCTATGGCTATTGATAAAAATGGCCGAGCTTGGGGATGGGGCGATAATGGATATGGAAAAATTGGAGATAATACTGTAACCTTTAGAACATCGCCAGTAAGTGTCGCCGGTGCGGTAAAAACTTTTTGCCATATAAGTGCTGGACCTAATCATACACTTGCTATTGATAAAAATGGAAGAGCATGGGCATGGGGCTTCAATCATCGCGGTCAATTAGGCGACAACAGCAGAACTAGCCGAAGAACTCCTGTTAGTGTTGCTGGAGCAATTAAAACATTCTGCAAAATAAACTCTGGATCTAATAATTCAATAGCTATTGATAAAAATGGAAAAGTCTGGGCTTGGGGAGATAATCCATTTGGAAGCAACGGGGATAACACTTCAGCTTTATCAGAAACTCCTGTGCAAATTTGTAGTATTTAATTATGACTAAACCAGTTCTTGTTATAACTCACGAACGCTCTGGCACACATCTTGTTATCAATTCGATAAACTACGAAAAAAAAGGTGAATTTTTGACCGTTGGTTATACGCCAAATAATATAGATTTTAATTTAAAAGGCTATAAGCATATAACTTATAAGGATATTATGTGCAATGCCTGTTTCTTGGACTCGGTTAATAAATCTCATCACCAAGTAGAGTTTATGAAGGATTATTTAGATTTTTTATTTAGCAAGTATAGGGTTATTTACGTTAAGCGCGATATCAAGGATGTATTAAATAGCTATTATAAATTTATCCCAAAGCCAGAACAAAAAGATTTTCCAGTGTTTGAAGAATGGGTGTTTTCCAAGCCTGATGATATTGGCAGAAAGTTTCTACAGCCTTATGCACCTGATCCACATATAATTATTGAACCAGAAAATTATATTCATCGATGGTTCTTGCATACCAGCGGCTGGCTCAAGCACAAAGATAAAATGCTTGTAGTTAATTATGAGGATATGCTTACAGATTACCAGCATCAAAAACAAAGAATTGAAAGCTGGATTGAAAAAAAGATTGCGGATAAGATCCCAGATGTTCACGACAAGTCTTTACCAAACTTCGGCCCCGTCAAAGGAAAGATCGGCGGACATAAGGAAGTTATGTCAGAAAAATTAGCCGCGAAGATTGAAGATTTGCTGTCTCTTTATAATATTAAAGAGACGAATGAAAAAGGATAACTTAGTTTTAACCATCTCGATTGGCGATTATTACAACGAAGTAGCAAAGCTCACGCTACCTTCTATCCAAAAGTATGCGGAGAAAATCGGCGCCGATTTTCTAAACGTCACAGAGTTCAACAAATACTACATTACCCAAAAGTGGAATAAGTTCCTGATTGGCGAACTCTTAAATCAGTACAAGCGAATCATTTATCTTGATATTGATATTTTAATCAGAGATGATTGCCCCAACTTGTTTGAAGTTGTCCCAGAGACTAAGCTGGGAATGTTCAATGAGGGCCGTTATGCGCCAAGGTTTGAGTATCTGGAACAAGCCTCGGAGTACTACAAGGAGCCATTGAAGAAGTGGAACGGCAAGTTCTACAATTCGGGCGTAATGGTTATCTCCCGAATCCACAAGCAGATCTTCAGACTTCCGCGAGGCATTGATTTCGTAGAAACTGATCAGCCATTCATCAATCTGCGAATTTTAAATGATAAGGTTGATATGTTTGACCTCCACTACGACTTTAATCGTATGGATATCTTGGATAAGTTCTGCGGCATCTCGCGCCTAAACTCGTATATCGTTCACTACGCTGGTGCGCCAAAAGATATGCAAATGGGCGTTATCTACAAGGATATCCTTCAATGGGAAAAAGACAAGGAGGAGGGCTACAAGTATAAGCGAAACATCCTTATTAGCGTAACAGCAGGAATGGGCGACCAGCTATGTTCAGAGCCTGCTATCCGCTATACTCAGAAGCTTTATCCTGACGCTAATATCACTGTTGTATCGCACTTCCCTCGTCTCTTTGAGCACCTTAGCTGCCCCGTGGTTAATTATGATCAATGGAAGGGAATTAATGACGCTATCTTGACAATGCATACTTGCCCTGACGATGAGCAGTCAGAACACAAGATGTCACACGTTCTGTTCCACCCAACAGACTTTGCCTCGATGTCAATGATCAAGCGTACTATCCCACACACTGACAAGACGATTCAACTCAAGCTAGATGCAGAGGATGTCAGTTATGTTATCGACTTATTTAAAGACAAGAAGCCTGAAAAGCCTACTGTTGTGGTTCACGCTGGTCGCTGGTGGCCCTCAAAGACTTTGCCAGTTGAGTGGTGGCAGTCTATTGTGGATAAACTGTCGGAAAAGCTTACAGTTGTGCTGATTGGCAAGAGCATTGACGAGAAACAGGGCTATCTACCAATCAAAGTTCCACAGGACGGCTACGATCTCCGCGATCTGACCACTCTTGGGCAATTATTTGCCTTAATTTCACTGTCTAGATGCCTTGTAACGAATGATTCATCACCGCTTCATATTGCTGGTGCTTTTGATAATTGGATTGTGACATTCCCAACCTGTAAGCATGAAGATCACATCCTTCCATATAGAAACGGTACTCAGTCTTACAAAACCAAGGCTCTCCGTAAAGATCTGTTGCTCGATGGTCTAGAAATCCGTCACACTGAGTTCAAGCACGATACTATCGATCTTATCCCCAAGGGTAAGACTCTCTGGGATTATCTCCCAGATGCCGATACCGTAGTTAAGGAAGTTATGGACATTTACGATAACAAGCGATGAATAAATTTAGTTCCTTCCGCCCGCTCATGCACGAACATGAGTACAAGTTTATTGAAAAGTATCTAAATAAAAATGACACGTTGCTTGAGTTTGGTAGTGGCAATAGCACTGTTTATTTTTCTGGATTGGTGAAGAAGGTAATTTCCATCGAGCACGACATCGACTGGATTAAAAATATCCAAAAGATCGTTAATGCTTACGATATCCAGAATATCGAACTGATCTATCAAGCCGCTCACTCTCCAGATCCAAAGCCTTGCAGATACGAACAGTTCAAGGACTACATTCATTTGCCTGCAACCAAGAAGCTAAAGTTCACCAAGGCGCTGATTGATGGTCGCGCGCGTAAGTATTGCGCCAAGTATCTTTGGGATATTATTGATCAGGATGTGCTGGTATTCATCCATGACTTCAATCGCTCTGATTATCAGATGGCTCTGAAGTATTACGATCTGGTTGAGATGCTGACAGAAGGTCAAGGAATTGCGGCTTTAAGAAAAAAGCCAGAAGTGGTAAAAGAAGACTTTTACTACTAATAAAAAACCCCCGAATTTCTTCGGGGGTTTTTGTTTTAGGTCAGTTCAGGTTAGATACTGGGAGTATAAGCAGTGTTCTGTACCCATACGAAGACGCCGTTTGTGGTGTCCTGTGGGCTACCGATCTGAGTAGTGAAGCTCAGGTCAACGCTCTTATTGTCGCCAATTGCGCTTGAGAAGTTCTCGCTTACCAGCTTGGCGCCTCTGATCTCATAGATAACGCGATCATTAGCACCGGGCAGCTTGAACGCGAAGGCAAGGTTCTTTGTGGTATCGGCGTTAAGCAGGGTCTCGATTGCACCGCTGGACTTGAGGTCAGCAACAATTGCGCTCATATTGACAGTTACCTCTACAGGGAAGTCAATAACCTTGGTGAAGCCGAAGCGGCTACCAAGACGCTCAAGGGTGGTACGACCAATTGGAATCTCAATTGAGAGGTTCTGGATGTGAGCAGCAGTATTGTTGAATGGAGAACCTTCAACACCAGTGGGCAGTTCAGCGACTACGCCATCAGGCAGGATTACTGTGATGTCGCCGGGGCGAAGCGCGGAAACGCCTACGCTGCCAGTAACTGGGGCAGGAAGTTGGAAAAGGCTTGCAGATCCAGTTCCAGCCTCAACGAAGATACCGGGGACAACGCCAGAAGAGCCGCTGATAACGTTAACGTTAAGACCTTCACAGGTTACCGAAACAGTGGGAAGACCACCTACTGCGGCTTCTACAGTGTAGTTTGTGATATAAGCGTTGCCGATACCGATTGTTCTGGCAACTCCAGAATTTTGATAAATTCCGGTAGCGGAACCGTTGGCGTCGTTACCCTCTGCTACGGTGAGGATATGGAAGTTACGGCCAGATACGATACCAATGTTATTGGTTGCGTTGCTGGAATCGACGAGTCCACTGATGAATGATCCAGCAGCAGAGCTTGTTCCTACGTTAAATCCAAGGGCAGTTTCGTTATTACCAGTAGTAAGGTAGTAAGAGAAGTCAAGGTTTACAGTAGGAGCCTCGATTGAGATTTGGTCAATACGAGCAAGGTTACCAAATTGGTTAACGTCTTGGCGATTGATAGTAAAGCCATAGTTGGCTGACTGAACGCGGTGAAGCTGTCTAATGATGCTGGATGCGTGGGTGGCTGTCGGAACAGCTGTACCGTCTGCGACATAAAGAGCTTCTGATTGATAAATTACTCTGTTGCGTGCCATAAGTTGTTAGTTAAGAAGGTTTGAAATACTTTACATTTTTTTATCTAAAAATGGAATAATTAAGCTCTTGGATGGCGGTACTTGACGACTTCAAAATCAATAAAGCCGATATAAGGCTTAGCGTTGCCTCCTCTAGCGCGAGAGTCTTTGAGCTTAGAGCAAACTACTTCATCAATAAAAAAGTCATTCTGATTTATAACAGAAGAATCATAAGAGTATGTTCCGTTTTTGACATCTCCATATTCTGTGAGCGGGTATCCAGTAAAGTCCTTGTATTTAAAGCTACTAGATTTAGCGTCGGCAAAAATAGACAGAACGCCGTCAAGTTGATAGGGGTTATCGGTAAAAACGACGCACTTCACAAATGAGCGGCTTTCATCTTCTCCACCAAACGAAAACGGAGAATTATAAGTAGAGTCATTTGCAATAAAGATAGCTGGAGCAACTTGATCATATGGCGGTATATATTTGCCAGTCCAAGGAAATTTTTTATTCGCGTCGAGGTTGTTATCTAGAATCAGGTCGTCCTCGTTTTCGTTAGTAAGATAGATATTGAAATCCTTAACCGCAAAAGATCCTGTGACCGCAACTCCTGTAGAAACGCCGCTAATTAGCGCTCTACCATTGATATAGTCTATAATAACCCCATCGTTGCGACCCTTAAAAACTCCCGAAACATGAACGCCGCTAGGAATACTTGCTCCAGTAATTGTGGAGTCGTATACAAACTGTTTGTAAGGAGTACCGAAAGCTTTGTAAGTGGTTGATATTCTTGGGTCTGCATAATAAGTGAAAGTGCCAGTCTGATTGCTATAAGCCTCACCCTTCTCTAAAAGATAGTGATCAAGCCATAGAGCAAAAGATGTCGTTACGTTATGTTGATATTGCGGTTTCATCTAATAGGTTTATCTTTTTTTCGAAGTTAGCCAATATAGCGCTAATGTATTTTACATTTTTAAATCTAGTTTTTCTTCTAATATTTTTACTTGTTTGGATAGCGGTGTCAGATCTGGATGTCGGAAGATCTTCTCGCAGGGTGTAAAAGTACTGGCCAATACCGGAAATTCCTGTTTCGATGCCTTTCGCCCAACTGCGCCCCGGAGCCCAAGGCATTGGCGAGACATCCCATATGTCTTCTTTTGCTGGAATAAATACGTTCCAAATTACCCCGCCATCAATCAATCTAGAAAAGGTAATGGTGCTTTTCTGAAACGCCTCTGTTATTGGCGATATCGGATCGTCTCCGTTATAAAAACCAATATAAGAAAAAAGATTACCATAGCCATCGAGAGTTCCGCTAATGTTTTGAGCCGTTGGACCAGCTTCGATTTCTTTTGTAACAGGGTGTCTAAGAAATTCATTGATCGTTTCTCTTTTTATCCTTTCGAAAGCTAAGAAAACACGCCTTTCTACGCTATTTTTTAATATTGGCGCGACATCTTTATTGATTTTTTTTGCAACATTTGCTGGGATCTTCGCCATAATTACTCGTTAATTGGGGATAGGATGAATGAATAATATCTTGGCCCAAACATTCCATAAGGCTTTGAATCAGAAGAGATTGCATATCTACGACCATCAAATTCGACACGACGAGCTTCTTTTAGAACAGTGTAGGCAGAAGCTGGCACTTTGATTTTAACGCTGCCAGCAGGATAGTCTATTTTTTGCTGAGTATCGGCTCCGGGTACTGGGGCTTTGGCCTGATCTAAGTACTTAATCTTAGCCTGAAATGTATTGGAAACAGTTGTGAACTCCTTGTTTTCTACAGCTGGAACGTCTCTATCGTAAAAATAATTATAACTAGCTGAAGTGGAGATCACAGTCTCTCTGGGGTTAGAGTATACGGTTATCTGCCTAGAGAAGGTATCAAACACATCATCAATCACTTCATTGATAAAGTTTTTCTGCGCGTCTGAGAGGTAAGATGCCATATTTTACTTTACACTTTTTATATCAGATGTAATATATAGTAAGGTAAAAGGTATGACGGGCAAGGACTATTTAAATGACAGGGTAAAGGTTAATACTTCTGATCTTTTCAAGCGTATGCTTGGAATCCTAGAAGATATTAAGCACGAACACGACCGTCAATTTGCAATATTGTATTCTTCGGCTCCCGATTCCTTCAAGCCTGTAGTCAAACAAGCCAATTATCTTGATGAAAATCAAATGGCTTGGTTAAGAAAAAAAGTTCTCGATATGGGCAATGAATCCATTCGAAAAATGACTACCGAAATGGATTTGATCCATATTGAATTTCATC